TCAGGTTAACTGACCGCTTCTCACCGCGCGATGTTGAGGAGTGGCATCCGCCGCATCGTCCAGCAAGCTCAGATCGCGGTCGCGCACTTCCGGCATAAGGAGAGCGGAGAGCAAACCAATAGACGAGTAACAAATCAGCATGGCGACAATCGGCCACCATGACCCCGTCATATTACAGAAAATACCTGCCAGCACCGGACCAAAACCCACAGCAACTAATCCACCGGTTTCTTTTGAAATCGCCATTCGCGTAAAGCGGTTACGCGAACCAAAGATTTCCGCCATCGTGATATTTTCCAGCGCGAACAGACCCAGCACGGCAATATTATGGATGACAATCAACGATGCCATAATTGCACCGACGCTGTAGCTCTTATCAACAATAATCGAGACCATCGGATATGCCAGTAAAATGGCGGTGATATTCACGATAATATAAGGTACGCGGCGACCGATTTTATCGGATAACCACCCGAGGAGAGGGATGGTGATAAAACCGATCCCGGAACTAATCATTAAGGCATCGGTTGGAATGGCTTTATCAAATAATAAGGTCTGTACCAGATAGCCGGCGAGGAACGTTTGCAATAACCCTGAATTACCCGCCTGACCAAAGCGTAACCCGGTTGCCAGCCAGAAGGATTTACTTTTCAGCATCGCGCCAAAGGTAGCCTCCCGATCCGCAGCGCCGGTTTGCAGCTCGCTTCCCTCGTTGACCTGTTCAAATACCGGACTTTCTTTAAGGTTCAGACGCAGCCAGATAGCGAATATCATCACCACTGCGCTGGCCAGGAACGGGATTCGCCATCCCCATGCCACCAGCTCTTCACGGTCAAGAAGGAAAAACATGATTGCCCAGATAGCCGTTGCGCTCAGCGTACCGCAGTTGGTACCCATTGCCACCAGCGACGAAATGATGCCGCGTTTCCCCTTTGGCGCATATTCGGCCAACATGGTACCTGCTCCGGAGATTTCAGCCCCGGCGCCCAGCCCCTGGATAATACGTAAAGTCACCAGCAACACGGGCGCAAAAATGCCTACCTGCGCATAGGTAGGCAACACCCCAATCAGGGTGGTACAAATGCCCATCATCGTAATAGTGATAAAGAGAACTCTTTTACGTCCGATCTTATCCCCCATCCGGCCAAAGATAAAAGCACCGACGATTCGCGCAATATATCCCGCACCATACGTCCCCATTGCCAGAATGAGCGCCATGGCGGCTGATTGCTCAGGAAAAAAGATTTCATGAAAAACCAGCGCTGCCCCTAAAGAATAGAGTTGAAAGTCCATAATTTAGCGGGCTATTTTCACTAACCGTGCAATAGCCCGTTATAACCGGGGATTTTTCAACGTTTTGTGGTGCGCAAAACAACTAACCTGGCATAAGCATTGCGTAATCATGGTGGTTTTATGCCCCATACATGCCCCATTCATTCCCGGGCTATCAAACCGGCGACTCATCACTCAGCAAATCGATGATGGTATGCGTTACCACACCGCCAACTTCAACGTCGTCGAGCGCCTCTCCCTCGATCGCCTCCCCGTCAACTGTGATAAACGCCCTCCCCATCAATTTTGCGAACTCCATACGGCCGTCATACCGTATTAGCACTGTATCGCCCTGCACTGGTCGCCTGGACACGTCAATGACTGCATAGCCGTCTGACGTTTCAACGATGAGTTTGTTCGCGTCTATGTCGCAGATAGTGTTCATTGAGACTCGTGATTCTGCGAAATCGTTAGCTGGAGACGGAAACCCCATCAGAGTACCCTCCCCATATTGGCCATCATCCACAGCCGGTTTTCACTATGCTCTGCCGTTTTATCGATGAAGTAAGACTGCTCGCGTGCGATCCAGGCGTTAGCTTCCACCTCGGATAAGTGGATGCCGCGCCGGCGCAGTGCGGTAACGAAGTCGAGGGTGTGAAGGTACTGTAACCCCTTGGAACTGCGCAATACCGACTCGCGGAACGCCGCTGCGATGTCTGACTGTCGAAGCATTGGGAGGAGATAACCAGAGTTGAACCAGAACTTGAGGATTGATTGAGAAGCTCGGATACCAAGCGTCTCCGAGCTATATGTGATTATGGCACCCCCAAGATGACGGGAGCGACAGAACGGAGTATTTAGTGCCTCGAGCCGTCCGCCAATCTTTAGCAAACGGGAGCCTCTCCGTTGAGCCAGAGAGGTCCGTAGCTATATACGTAGCGACCCTCCTGTCTGAGGGCCGGAGAAGTACAGGCGGTTTGATGGGCAATACTATCAGATGTTATTCGCCCGGTACTGCGCCCACGCGCTCGCCGTCAAAAAGGACTATCATCCCGCCACCGGGAAGTTCGGCTGCCATGAAAACTGGCAGCCGCACGTTGATATTAATTACTATACCAGCAAACACGTGTTCCGTAGACCGGTTGTGATGAGTTTGGCCAGATTGGAGAAAATGAGTTCAGCGTTGCCCCCGAGTTGTTTGCTGGCCATGCGTAGCTACCGCCTCGCGTGAACCAACGTTCGTTATCCCAGGTACTACCTCCGAACGTAGCGTTGCCAGGTGTGGTGTTCAGGTCTACTCCCAGCGGATATATTCCCATCAGTTTCAGAGTAGCAATTGCGGCATCAGAGACTGGTGCCGTTGTACTCGCGGTTTTTGTTACGCTTATCAGATTCGCCCAGTTGTTGAGATAGATCGTGTAGTCTGCTGAGCCTGATGACACCCCGCCCATTACACGAACTGATCGAGGCGTTGTCGGGGTGTAATCTATTCCTGACGTACCAGTATAAGTAGGCGTAATCAATTCTCCTGTTGCCGCATCAATCGCTTTCCAGTTTGTGTCCCCCAGAGTTCCCCATGAAACCTCGCTCGCTGTCAGGGCTGCGTAATTGTTATTGGTGTAAACCTGCAATTCACCCTTCATAAGACGAAGGCCACCGACAGTTTCTGATTGGTTGCCGACCAGATCACTAATCCCGTTATACTTCAGGTTGTGTCTGAACTGCACAGGACCCGAACCGGTGTAAATGAGTGACGATTTAGTGCTATCGCCCGGTATGCCGCCAGAAACTACCCGACCACGATAGTCAGTATTAAGGCGTGAGCGCCCGTAATCTGTGTTCCCGAAAGGAGATATTGATTCAGCAAGGTTCAGTATTTGAATTGCACAAAATTCTATATTCGTCAGCGGATGAAACCCCTCACCCTGACTGAATATCGTCTGGAACGCCGGGCCGATATTGAATGCGCTGGGGGCCAGATTGGGCTGAGAAACGAACTCACCGTCTTTTAACACCGCGCCGTAGGTTCCAATCAGGATCTCACTGACTTCAACGCCATTAATGATGAATGCCGGGTGCGTTCCTGTAATTCCGAGCGATGGTAGTCTGTCTTCAATTGCAAATTTTTCAATAATATTCATGAAGCACGGCTGACCCTTATCTGTGTAAATAATGGTCTGACGGCCACCGGAAGCGGCTTCTGTTGCTGCGCGGAGAGAGTCTTTTACTGAAATTGTTGTCATGTTTTTCGCCTTTTTAAGCCTGATAAGAAAATTGAGTGTCGAGAAAAGCCAGTCGGTCATTAACCCATGTCAGGATTTGATCGACCCCGGTAATGCTGAGCGACGGAACTTCTGGCCATTTTTCAAATTCTGCGCTAAACAAGTCGCGTGAATATTTACTCTGCAAATCCATAATCAGTGTGTAGATGTTGCTGACAGTGAAAATTCCGTTATTCCGTAATTCTGCCCAGCGTGCATTGATGTCAGAATTATACGCGGCACGGACTTTAATCCAGAAATCTCCGTTCAGTCGAATCGGGTTGTTTGCAGGATAGTTGATTGATTTGCCATCCCACTGTAGGCCGTAGCAAGTATCAAGGTCGTATGGCATGAAATACCATTTAATGCCGTTATAACTAATAAGTTGTGTGTTTTTAATGGTATTCACTGCGCCGCAGTCAGTGAAATTGCCGAAAGTGGTGAACAGAAAATAATCGATAATATTGGTTTTATCCAGGCGGGTGCCCAGCTGGGATATAAAGTCGGCCTGTTGTAAATTGCAGAACGTGTCCCAATCGGTTATCGCCGAATAGGTTGCACTTGTCGGAGATTTCGGCGCTTTAAATTCAACATAATTCACGTCAGTTATATGCTCAGAAAAAGCGCCGAACGTTAACCAGCCGCCGATATCCAGTTGTATTTCTAGTGGTTTGTTTTTTGCGAGATTATAATTAGATCGTTTTTTACCTGTCATAAGATCGCCAATGCCGTAAAACTCTCCATTGAAATACATAACGCACGGATAGCCGATCGGGTGCCCGTTAGCACCATTAAAAGTTCCATCTTCCCCGAATTTACCAACAAAAACCGATTCCACCTCCCGCTTTGGCCATGTCTTTCTCGACTGCACGACTTGCTCCCATAGGGAGTAGCTCATCGTATTTCGAACGTGCGTGGTGTCGATCCAGTTAGCCTTATAGACCCAGGTCTCATGAGGCAGAACGTCGCCAATAGCAAGTTTAACTTCTTCCTCCCGGGTGTCATCGGAGAACAGATCAAAACTCAGATTCTTTTTTGCATACACAGATGACGACGCGCCCTGAACACTGAAATTGCAGTGCGCCCCGAATGACTGCCCGTCTATTTTCAGTGAGATGTAGCCGGGAACGTCGCCGTCTGATTTCGCAGACGGAATAGTCTGAGACGACGATAGGTCGATTCTCACAATACCGCGCGGCTTACCAACAACGTAAATCCCATCAACTACAGGATCAAGAGCGACGCCAGTAATTTTCGACTCAATTTCTGCCAGTTCTTGTTTCGTAGCTATAGTGTCCGTACTGAGCCCTTCCAGCTCTGCGAACTGAGTACCAAACGTCTGTAGCCAGAACAATACGAACAACTCGTGATCATTAAATCTTGATTCTGAAATTTTATCTTGTTCCAGCTCTGCAACTGCCGTTTCCGCTCCCTGTAAACCGGTCAGAAGATTAATAAGTATCCGATTTGTATCTTCAACCGAAATAAACGAATTATCGATTATTTCGGTAATTGCTGAGTTAACCGAATCCTGAATATCGCTAATGGCTACAGTGCTACCCTGAATTGCAGTCAATAAGTTGGTTAAATTGTCAATAGTGGCTAATACAGATGCCAGCGCTGGCATTTCCCGCCCTGTTGCGGTCAGCGTCCCGCCAACGTTCATGACCTCAACCGCAAGAGCGCTGTCATCAGGGCTGCGGTAATACGTGGTGCTCCCTTCGGGGATATTCGCAATATCTGCCTGTGCCGCCTCAAGCGTCATGTATTGCCGACTGAGGGGGATCAAGTTCTGCCGGGTTTCCTCGACGACCTTATCCCCTTCTGCCTTAATACCGTCGACAGTGTAATGCACACCGCCAAGGCGATCCGTGTAGGTCAAATCAGTGCTGGTTACGACCTTATCCAGCATTCCACCTGCATAAACGTGGTCCCGAATATCATCACTCGGAACCGACTTCTGCGTCGGGGTTGGTAATTCTGCCATTGTGCTTGTCGCCCTATAAATGGCGCACGAAACCCTCAGAATTAAATCTGAAGGTGTGCGCGAATGTTGGTTATTACTGCTGTGTGTTACGGATAAATCGAATCTGAATATTCAGAGAGGGTTAATGTCTGGGTGTCGTCGCCATTGGGTTTGGCTGTTTCGACGCGCCAGATGGTGGCATTGAGTTCTGTATCGGTGGCAATGAAATACCGGCTCGCGTTCTGCACCGTTGTCCGGTCGTAAATGTTCAGGTCGAACGCATCAGCTGCGGCCTGAAACGCTTTAGTCTTTCCGGTTACGGGGTATGCTCGCCAGCGGCCGCGATAATTGCCGAGGCTATCCGTCATCACTACCCACATATCGCCGAGAGAGAAATCGATACGCTCAGATGTACTGAATACATCCCCGTTACGGGCGGTGATATAGCCGTTTTGCTGCTTGTTGTCGTACATGTCCGGACACTGGACTACCGCGCCGCGGATTACCTGCGTTGACTCCAGAACTTTCACCGTCATACCCAGACGAGAGTAAAGGATCCGCCGGGCCTCCAGCCACGCGCGATCCTCTGCCTGCGCTTTGTTGCGTGAACCATCAAGGCTAATTTGATAGGCGTTAATGGTCGCATCCTCGACCTCAGTAATGCCGCCCTGATCAATCTGGAGGTAGATATAGGCCTTTTTATTGGTGATCGGGTCTACGTAGTCCACGCTGACGCCGTCGTAACCGCCAGGCAGTGACATAGTCCATGTGACTTTATACTCATCAAAGAACATGTTTGAGCGCGCAAAAACCGCATCCGGATTCGGGACTTTCTCATCGCGCCAGAACGTCAGCACATCACCGATGTTGTTCCCGTCGACGCGAGCCACATTGCAGATGGTTTTGATGCGCTCGCCGAGGGACAATTTTTCATCCGAGAAGGTGTAATCGAAGTAGCCGAGCTCAGGAGTCGTTATTGAATCAGCGATCGCGTACAGCGTAGCGATATCAATGCTCGAAGCGTCCTGCCTGCCGATGACGACCCACTCGTGCAGAGCGGCGTCGGCAAACGAACGACTCGGGCGCAACGTGTAGTCAATCAGACCAGTTGTCCGGTTGTAGGAGATGGTGTGGCGCTGGGCGAGCATATTGTATTTCTGCTCGCGGTTGCTGTTGCTGTTATTACTCCCCTTGATGGTCACCCGGGCGATCGTGTCATCCGGGTAAACGACGCCGGTACGCGTGTTGACCGCATGAATCGCCATCAGCGTGACAACGTTGCCATCGTTGCTGTTGTCGAGTCTTTCGATCGTCACCGCATAACGACCGGTGCCAGCCGCGGGCGTGAATTTATGCGTTGTCCTGAAATACCGCGTCGAAATCTGATAATCGTTATCGAAGAAGTAATCGTATTGCTCAGCAGTACCCGGCACCTGGTTGTTGTTATCGTCAACCTTCCAGAACCTGATGCGGTAGCGGGTTGTCCCGGCCGTTGCTCCCAGTTGGACCATGACATGCACCCAGACCTGAGAGGACTCTAACGGCGAGACTGACGGGCCAATCACCAACGGCGTCTGGTCGTTCAGGGTGAACAGCGTCAGGTTGATTGTGGCGTCTGCCGGCAGCGTGGTGATCTCCCCGGTCATGCCACCCAGATAGAACGTGGTATATGACAGGGTATCCGAGCCGATGAAGCTTTCCGAAAAAACGATATTCCCGCTGCCGGTAACGTCTCGCGTGACCGTTCCACCGCTGGCATTCCAGGTCGCATTGATGACGAATGTAACCGGGTGAGGCACTGAAAGCGCGGCAAAATAGGCGAAGTTGTCGTCGTTAGACAAAACCGTTGCTTTGAGCTGATTGCTCTCAATTGCCATAGCCGTTGGCGCCGTAGTTGTCGCCGTCTGCGCCGGGAAGTCCTCGCTTTCGTTCAGGCCCGGCACTTCTTCGTTATCGACGTCGTCAAACTGATACCCGACATCGATAGTCCCGATCGTCACCCCTGGGTCAAACGTCTGGTAACTGGCACCGGCCAGGCTGCCAAGGTTCGATTCTGAGTAACGAACCGATGAGATGGTGTATTTTCCGTACCCGACTTCAAACCATTCGGTGATGTATTTGTTGTTGTCGATAAACTCGAACAGCGCCTGCTGAATCAGATCAGGAAATACGCGGCACTGGCCGTAAATATTTGGGCGCCCTTTGTTGAGTCGTGCCCTGTTGGTCTGGCCTGATGTGTCATTGTTCGGCGATTCGCCCGTCGAAATTGAAGGTGACGACGCGTTCTGTTGCCCCGTAATTCCCGCCAGTACTTTCTTGGTGAACCGGATCGGGTTCAGGTGCTCAATTGGGTTAAGCAGTGTCTTAATCAGGCCGCCGCCCTGTGGCTGGTCAAATATCGCAATGACGTCGCCAGCGCGCAGCCGATAGCCCAGATCGAAGTCATCCGTCAGTTTGCGACCATTGAGCTTAACCACAACGTCATTGTGCAGCCTCAGCGAGTCGAGAAGCGTTATCAGAGCTGTACCGGCTTCAGTGGTCCCGCGCTGCTTAGGTGCGCCCGGAAGGCGCTGAATCTCATATCGAACCATGCACCAGATACTCCACTTTGTTATAGATTTTCTGAAGGATGACGGCGCTGTCCGTGCGGACAAAACCGAACTCGCCGCGGGAGTGCAGGCATTTCCCCGGGTTAATCATCACGCCGACGTGTGCCGGTTCATTTCCGTAGTAGAACACCGCCAGGCAACCCGTTACCGGGGCCGGAACCTTGCGCCAGTGGTTGGCCTCTTCCTCGTAGCAGGTGATGAAGTTCGCGCCTGATTCGTACCCGGCGACGTGATGAAGCTCAAGACCGAGCACGTGACGGTAATACAGCACCACTAAAGCCCAACAGTCCATTTCTTCCATGGTGCAGGCGCGGTTAGCCCAGGGCTTGCCGTTAACAAGCCCGATAAAGTCGCTCTGGTTCATACGTTAATCAGTCCGGGATAGTCTTTCGTGGTGTAAATGATGGGGTTGGCCAGCGTTAGCGGGTTGGTCTTGCCTGAGTTCACGGTGACGTTGCTGCCGTCGGCGCCGACGTCCTTCACAAACAATGACCACGTCTTCATAGGCGTAGCGTCACCGATCGCATTCCATTGCTGGTATTTGCAGGTAATGGGCGTCATGCGCCCGGCGCCCGTCCAGCTCTTAAGCGTGTTCCTGGCGTCCTCGGCGCCCTGCAAGAACGTGATAGCCATTGTGATGATGGCCGATCCGTTCTGTGTGGGCTCGGTGATGTCGAATGCCGCGGGTTGGTAAAGGTTCCCGCCAAACGACGCTTCACGAAACAGCTTATTCACGACCCGGTAATAACCGAATGCCGGGTGATAAAACTCAATAGTCTGTTTGATATCGCTGGCCGGTCGGCGCTCTTTCCACTCTCGTAAAGTCGGCATTAATCAGCCCTCGGCATAACAGCAGTGACCAGATAATCCAGCCAGTAGCCGTAATTCTCTGGCGCCTCGACGATCCAGTCGTCGTAGTCCTCGGTGATGTCCTCGATACCGTTACAGATGACGCTGGCGGTCCAGGTGACGATATTGCCGTTCTTGCTGGTCTGTACCGGCATGCTGATGAAATGCAGCGTCTGCAGCTGCACGCCCTGCGTGTCGCCGAGGTCGATCGACATCTGGAACCAGTTACGGCCACGGTCGCAGTACGTTGGTGAGCGTAGCCACGATTTAAACCGCTCGGCCTGCTGCAGCGTGAATTTCCACTGCAGAGACCATGTCGATTTAAGGTCGGTGGTTAGCGGCGTGAAGATGACAGGCCCGACGGCTGGCTGCGTCGTCTGCCACGCCGTATCCTGCGTCATGTTCTGGTCTGCGCGCTGAGGAAGCGGCAGCATATCCGGGTATGAAACTGTTGCCACGTTTCCTCCGGGCATAAAAAAAGCCGCGGCTGCGGCACTGATCGAATATCAGGATGTTGCTAAATGTGTACCACTGTTACTGTGTGTTTTTCACACAGAGAAAGGATGGGGTATATGTCAGAGAAATTCAGAGTCAAACTCTCCTGCCCTGATTGCGGCAGTGAGCAATTCATATTTAGCGCCGAACCGCACACCATAGACAATGTCGAGTCCTGTGCATCCTGCGGAAGGGCTATCAGCAAAAACGATGTCTTTCGCCACAGCAAAGAGTTCCTGGTTGATACGCTCAGAGACAGGTTGAAGGGAACCAAATTTAAGCTCAAGTAAGGAGATTAGGCTATCAAGTTGCGATTGAGCCTCGCTGGTGTCGACCGATATGGATGCCAGCATTTTTTTATCTTCCATTTATCTACTCCAATAAAAAACCCGCCGGAGCGGGTTGGTTTAGTAATCGCCGTTTGCCTGACGGCGGAGGCCGAAAGCACCTTGCATCTCAGACGATATCGGGCCACCGCTTTGTATATCGGTGATTATGATATCTGTAACCATTTGCCCCCCATTCTGGCTGCTACGCGTGTCTACGTTTACCCCACTGGCATAGTTGTAGATGTTGTTCACAACCTGCAGCGAGCCGCTGCCACTGCCCTGCAAATCCTTGTTGCTGATAACCGATCCATTATCGCCGGGAATCATGTACTGGCTGCCATTACTTGCCTTGTAGATTTCAGGCATGCCGCCCTCGCCTACCTGGTACATCGAGCCAGCCGATACAGGACCGCCGTTTTTCCTGCCGCCAGCGAGCGTCTTAGACAACGCGAACGCCCCAACCAGTGCAGCCCCACCAATGATAGCAGCAGCACCAAACGAGCCCACAGACGCAACCAGAGCAGCAGGAAGCCACGCCGCCATTGTCGTGCCAGCAGAGGCTGTGCTCGCCGCAGTGGTAGTGGCAAGGCCACCTACCTGCGCCGCGGTCGTGGTAGCTATCGCCGCATTCTGAGCTGTTGCACCCATGATGGCGGATTTGGCTTGTTGGATACCCATCTGAACGAACGTGTTGATGACGTCGTTCAGGATGGTATTGCCGATTGACTGTAGCGCGTCGTTAGCCGACATGCTGCCGGTTATCACGCCCGTTAATGCATTGGATGCCTGACTACCAAATGCATCGACCGCAGCACCCAGAGCCTCATAACCAACGCTCTGCTGAGTGAACAGCGCCCACTGAGCATCAGTTCTGGACTTTTCATATTGCATATCAGCCGCATTTTTCAGCAACAAGGCCTGATTATGAGCAATAACACCTTGCTGCTCAAATTGCTGGATTAATGCAAGTTGCTGGGCATGCTGGTTAGCCAAATTCTGGACTGGATCAACATCTCCGGCGGCCTGTTGTTGCGGTGTTACAGCCTGTTGCGCGCGAATTTTTGCGAGATTAGCCTGATGAGTTGCCTCCAGCCTTTCTGACGTATCGTTATATTGCTCCTGGCTGATTTTCTTTGCCGCCAGAGCAGTATTCAGATCCTGGACATCCTGCTTATAACTGGCATTTTCACGCGCCTCAGGTAGCAACTTCTCAGCCGCCACCTGAGCCTTAATTGCGTTGGCAGCATCCCATTTTTCAGCAGCATATTTGCCAGCAAGCGCTATCTGCTCCTGCGTCGCCCCTTTCCCCAAGGATTGCTGAGCATTCAGAATAGCTTGCTCACGGCTTAACTCTTGCGTAGAGCCTGCAGCCAGTTCTGATTGCTGCTTCAGGTTGGAAAGTTTCTGAGTAATAGATTCCTGCTGATTACCAAGCTTTTTGGCTTCTGATGCTGCTTCTTTAGTCGCTTTCTTATTGCTTTGTTGAGCTTGCTGCGCATCATATTCAGCTGCCGCCCTGTCCCGGGCAAGGTTAACATCAGCATCTGTACCACCAAGCTTTCTGATGTCCTGCTCAGCCTTTAATTGCGCTCTCTTTCTGTCGTTAAGCTCACTCTGAAGTGTTACCTGATCCTGTAACTTATCGAGGTATTCCTGAACATCTTTAGGGCGTTCGACCATGAGGCTGCTGGAGTTGAATTTGTCTTTTGCTTTGGCAGCAAAATTAATCATATCCCCCAACTTGCCCATCATTCCAGCCGCTACCCCTGCTTCCTGCCCATCCCTGCGAAGCAGATCAATACCTTGCTTCATGGTTCCGTTTAGCGTAGCACGGCCAATATTAATGGCGTTTTGTGTCTGGCTTAGTCTGTTCTGAGCCTTATCCAGCTCAAGGGTGGCTATTGCCAGATTATCCTGTGCGCCACCAAGTGCCTCAGCAGCCTGCCTCCCTCTCGTTGTATTTGTACCCCAGTTTGCAATTTCTCTCTGCTGGCGCTGGACAGCGGATGTCGCATCATTAAATTCCTTTTGTGCGTCAGATACGGCATCGCTTAACTCGGGTAGGCTCTGGCTTAACTTCCCTATCGTCGCCGCGAGCTCTGTATTCGACATGGTCTGGAATTTAGAACTCAGCTCATTAACGCTATCAGCCAAAGCATTGGCATCATTCCTGGCTTCTTTTGCGCGCTGAGAAAAATAGAGGATTGCGCTTGCTGCAAGCACTGCAGCGCCAACTGGCCCACCGATTAACCCAAGAGCTCGGCTAGCAAGACCTGCACCAGATGAAAGCGCTAACTGCGCGGCTTTATTAGCTGCCAATGCACGATTGTAATTATCAACTGAACCAGCAGCCACGACCCTGGCAGCAGACAACCTCTGTTCGGCCGCCGTCACATTGGCTTCACTGATAGCAGTAAGCCGCATCATTTCTGCGAGCCTTATCTCATCTAAGGCCCGTTCTTTTGCGACCGCTGCAGCCCTGAGGTCTGCCGCTGCTTTATTCGCGGCAGCCTGAGCTGCTATTGATTCTTCTGCTGAAAGCGTGCGAGATGCGGCAGCTGCTTTGATTTTAGCCGCAGTGGCCATAGTTAAGGCGCCGACATACCGACTCCCAAGAATAGCCGCGACACCAGTCAGCAACGCGCTCAATCCGCCAATATTTTCGCTGATGGTGACGACTGCATCACTGAAAATTGCCGCACCTGTTTTAACCGTAGAATTTTCACCGAAGAACTTCGTGATGTTATTGCCAGCAACCTGAAGAGCCTGGCTGATAGTCGTAGTTGTGTTGGCAAATTCAGCACCGATTACAGTCCCCTGAGAAAGAAGCCCATTCACCACAACGTCGGTGGTCAACTTCCCTTGCGCAGCCATAGCCCGCAGTTCGCCGATTCCAACACCTAAAGAATCAGCCAGTGCAACCATGAGACGGCTGCCTTGCTCGGCTACTGAGTTGAATTCCTCCCCCCTCAGAACGCCAGAAGCAATGCCTTGGGATAGCTGAATGATTGCGTTCTCAGCCTCCTGAGCTGTGGCACCGGAAACAACAAACCCCTGGTTAATGATTGTCGTGAGCTTGGCCAGATCTGCAGCCGACGTATTGTACTGCCGCGTCCCTCTTTCCAGTCTGGCGTAAAGTGTTGCCGTAGCATCAAGGCTGCTTCTGGTTGCCTGAGTAACATCAAATACACGCTGAGTTACATCAGCTAATTGTTCTGTCGGCCTTACTGAGTTTGAGAGTTTATTGTTTACGGTCGCCCATGCATCAGCATATTCAGCCACCTGCTGAACGGAAAGCGCAGCAGTAAGTCCAACAGCTACGCGCGATAAACTCGACATCGATCGCTCTGTAGTATCAATAGAACGTGTTGTTTTATCAAAGCCACGCTCCATCAGATCAAGGCGCTGATTTACACGTTGCTGCGAAGTCAGCAGACCGCGTACATCCATCTCAATGTCGTAATAAATGCCGCCAGCGTTCTCTGCCATTTACTTTTCTCCGGGCAATAAAAAACCCCGCCGAAGCGAGGTTTTGTGGTTGAGTTTTGTTATATTAGCCCAGCTTTTCTTCGGGCCTCTTCGAGATACTCATCATCTGTTTTTTCGGTACCTAGATCTAAAGGCTGCTGCCTTTGCCACTCTTTTAATTTACCGCTAAGTGCATAAATGATTTTGTCGAAGTTTTTCTGATGCCTGTGTGCACCTGTCACGTTAACGCCTAACTTCAGGGCGGAGTCTATACCGACGACGCATGAGTTTTCGCCGTCGGAATTCACCACAATAGACACATTTTCACCCCATGAGAAAAGTGAAATTCCAGCACTTACGGAAACTCGGCGAAGTGTGTCATCCTTCTGTTTAATCGTCATCCCGACTTCTGGAATAGCCTCTAAAAGTTTTTCAAAGGCAACGTCAGCCGGAAATGGAAAAATTTGCTGCGTAGATTGACTGGCAAAGCTCATATCCCTATCCCCATCAGTTAATGATGAGGAAATCGTAGCAAACCAAACACCCTTAGTCTGCCCATCCTTCCGCCTTTTTCTTTTTAAGGAGACCATCTAGGCCCGCAGTGTCCTTTTGCTTGCGTAGGATCGTCGCGTATTGCCTGTATCCATGATGCCCAGGCGCAAAAAACTTACCGTCATTGTACATGGCTAGGTTTTTCTTTAAGGCAGACATGGCCAGAGGAGCAAGCGCTATTTGCTGCTGACAAAAATGAATGGCCTTCTCAAGGTTCTTGCCAGCCTCTCGAAGTTTATAGTGCTTCTTAATTTTCTCTTGGAGGTCAAAGTGGATCTGTAGAATCACATCATCAGGCAATCCTCGAAGCCCATTCAGCCACTCTTCTTCGGTCATACCCCAATCCCCATTGGTTTGTTTTCGACAGATTAGCAGGGATGCGGGAGAACGACAAAAGCACCTGATCGTTTATCAGGATGTTCGGCAATGCGCTTTCAGGGTAGGTTTAATGGCAAACCAGAAACAAGGAATCAATATGGATAAGTTTGACCGGAAATTACAACTTGAAATACTACAGGCTTGTGTAGGCAGCTATCCATCTACTCCACGGCCTGAAAGATTTAACAATACATTAGTTGCGGAATGCGCTCTAAATGATATCAAAAAATTAATCGCTAATATTTACTATCTCGTCGAGCATGACCTAATCCACGTCAACAACAAATCAATGATGCATGACATCCTGATTATTGGAGAAATCTCTGCATCTGCCAAAGGTGTCGATTTCTTGTTAAATGATGGTGGTCTCGGTGCCATCCTAAATGTCCAGACCATAAAGTTTCATCGTGATGCTGTGGTCGTACTTGAAGACCTCATTGCCATATCGAATATGAGTAGTGAACAGAAGGAAAAGGCCAAGTCGACTCTCGGCGAGATGTCTACTGAAGCGCTTAAAACTGTGGTGCAAGCTGCAACTACCGCCGGGTTATCAAAGCTACTCGGGCAATGAAGTTGTACCAGATAGCAAAAACCCGCCGGGTGGCGGGCACTGATCAAATGTCAGGATTTCGGATTGTTTCTTCCGGAGTTAGTCTCTTGACGGTCCATGCCACGTGTCCACTCTGCGATATCATCATCATAAAACAGAAGCTCAGTATCTTTGTTAAGCAGTGAGGACAGCGCGGCCTGAGCAAAAATGCTGAAATTTTTTAACCTAGCCCCCCATGTCTCATAGGTGATTTTAATGGACAAAGCCCCTTTAAAGTTGCAGTTTCCGTCGGATATTTCTGCTGCCTTTTGTGCCACTCTCAAAGAAAACGACATAAAGTACACCCCAAAAATAGAACGAAGTTATGAATTCAGAACTGGTGATATGGGTTTTATCGTCAACTCTGCCGATTTGAAAGAAATTGCAATAGCGTTGATAGAATCCAAAGCTTTCTGGGGGTGTTTGGGTAGCGCGATATGGGCATTCGCCAAGCGACACTCCCATAAAACCATTTTTGTTGAGAAGGACGGCTATAAATTTAAGGCTACCGGGATGTCTCAGGAGGAATTGGCAAAATCTCTTGAAAATGCGAAAAGCCTCATCGTGACAGCTAAGAATAGTGATGACCGTATAAGTTAGGGCTACTTTTGCTCTTCGACGCGCCCGACGCACAAAGAGGTAATCCGCAGTCATATTTTCTCACGCGCCATCATCGCCTGCCAGCGGCGATCGTCTTCGTCCATGACGGTGTCGAACTCTTCCCTGGTGAAGCCTTTCTGGTTCGGGTATTTGGCGTTGAGCATCATGGCGAACTCTGTCATCGTCAGGTTCTCAGCCTCTTCACGGCTGATTCCGAAGTGGTTGCGGGCCGCCATGATGTAGTCGGCAGCGCGGAATTCTGCGGTTGTCTCGTTCGTTTCATAACGCTGTAGCTTGCGCACTTTTGCCTTACCGACGATGCCGTGCATCATCAGGTTTTGTGCGATGATGACCATATTCTCTGGCGGCATGCTACCCGGCCGCCAAACGAAACCGCGTTTGCGCCCTTTCCCAGGACGCATCCAGCCGACCAGATTGCCAATGTCATCATCGCAGCACGCTGTAAGCACAGTGTGAGCTGCCATGATGGCTTTGCGGGTCAGTAGCCCGCTCTGGATATATCGCAGCACGCAATCCGGGAGACGACTGTACTCGTCGTGGATATAGGCCTGTGCTGCGCGCTGTACCAGTGGCGTCGCCTCATCGTTGCACAGGTCATAGAACGTCTGGACGATTTCAGCAGGCTCGCCGATGCGCGCCATGTTGCGGAATGACGGCCGGAAAAAGAATTCCCGGTAATCAGTACCGATAACGCATTCGCCTAATTCTTTAATGGGGGTCATAGTCGCTCCATAAACAGTATCAAGGGCGCCGGGACGCCCTTTGTACTATTCACGATGTTGTTAGCTGATCGTGACCGTGCACGCCACCGAGGTAATTTTGACTGTCGTCGCTGAGGAGTCGGTGACCTCACAGGTGTAAACCCCGGCGTCTCCAGACACGGCGCTCGCTTTGTTAAACGTTGCAGTGGTTTGCCCGCTGACGACGGAGCCGTCTTTTTTCCACACGTAGGTGTATGGAGACGTGCCGCCTTCAACCACTACCGCCATGTTCAGAGCAGACCCGGTAGCGACACTTTTGGTGGAGGGAAGGTTGGTAGTGAACGCCAGTGCCGGCGGAGCGACTTCAAACACGACAGTGTCGGCGTCGTAGACCTTCCACTCACCGGAGAAGGTGGAAATATCGGACGTACCAAAATCACCAGACCATGAAGTGGTGTTGAAGTACCCCATGATGTAGGTTCCGGCGTCTTCACCAACAAAGTCGAAGCGAACCCACAGCGTCGGCTGGCGACCGGCCTGCACCTCATCGAAAATATACTTCGAGATAGCAATGGCGCCGATTTCAGTCGTTTTATCCTGCTTACGGAATTCACCTTCACCGGAGATGGTGAAATCCATGTTGTTGACCAGGTTCTCAACCAGCCCCTTCGTATCGTCAGCCTCAGAGGTAACGGTATTCATGGAATAGTCGAAACCTTTCGTGGTTAGCGCGCCCAGGCGTTTCCATTCGGAAAGGGCCGGAACGGTATCAGCGCAGCCCATAGCCATGCGTAGCACGGCCACCTTACCAATCAGCTTGCCGGTATCATTAGCACAGCCTTGCATGTGTACCTCTCAAATAAAAAAGGCCGCCTGATGGCAGCCTGATGGGTGATTCTGGCGGTTTATGCCGCCCTGGTTTCAATATCTTCGGTGTTTCTCGACAACTCCCTGCGAATTTCAGACGTGCTTTTATCACCATCCCATTTAGACAGGTGTCCGTCGTGAGCAATGAGCCCAGCCGTCTTTGCAGCAAGACTTTCTCGGGCATTGGCGAGGACATCCGCATACTGATAATGTTTTCTCAGCACTTCCTGAGCATAGGACGCATCAAAGGGATAAATCATGCTTACTCCCCGTATGTGCAGGAGACGAGCAGCCGGGTAACTAATCGGCCCTCTTCGGTTGGTATTGCCGCAGGGACATTACCGACAAGTTGCAGCGCGCCGACGCAGTCATCGGCACCAGATTGCACGCTGATGTATTCGACGATGGCGTTTACCGCAGCATCCGCAGCGTCTGGATTGGAGCTCGACGAAATGACATCGACCATCACGTACCAGTCGCCGCCGCGGTCGTAACTGATATCGGTGCCGCCGGACGGCCGGAACACGATGAACTGATCGGCTGCCTTCCCGGTATCGCGCCATTGCCGCCATTGCACCTTAAAGTCAGCCGTTAGCCCTTCAGCCACAAACAGGTCCTTCAGGCGCATATACATGGGAGGTGTCATAGCGAAAGCTCCTTCTTAACCGCCGCATCAATCTGGCTGCGGGTATCCTCGAAGCCCTTCGTTAAGAACTCTTTCTGCGCCGTTGTGCGCATGAAGGTCTGCTTCACCTCAGGGTCGTGAACGAATACGGCATAGTTAGCCGTGTAGCCTACGCGCCCGGTCACCCGCACACCATTAGCTGTGATTTCCCGGAACTGGCTATTGATGAGAGTGGACGTGTCGATCGGGGTATATAGCGCCGCCTGCGCGCTACCGATAAGCATCGCCGACTGCAACGCGCGCACAACCTTGCGCCCCTGCACGTCCTTAATGATGCGGTCAAGATTGGCCTTGGCCTGGCGGATGCCGCGAACTTTAGCGCCCATGCCTATACTCCCGTGATTATTGCGAAATCATCCGCCAGTCGCTCGAACGTATCGGCGAATTGAACGATCTGCCGTATCTCGTCGGCCTCGTCCGGCGGTTGCAGCGCGGTTGATGCGCCAATAAGAATGGAATCCCCATCCCTCGCCGCTGCGTACTCGGTCCATATCGTGTTTTTAACCACGATTTCCCGACCAAGGTCGCCGATTTTCGAAGAGAGTCCGCCCTGATAGTCGCAGAGGATAGCGATCGGCGCTTCCCATCCGTACGGCTGACCTCCGCCGTCGGAATCACTACCGTCAGCATCGCGTATGCGCCGCCAGATTGTCGCCGTCGCGGTATATGACCAATTGGCTACCGATGACATCCGTCATCCCTCCATCGCAGCACAACTGCGCCCGTAGCGCGTATGCGGTCGCAGTTAATAAACCACTCTCCGCCGCTTTTCACGTATGCCGTCGTTTGCTGCCCGGCATCGGTTATCACCCACACACGGGTGAACGTGCGCGGCAGCCGCTGCTGAACTGATATCCAGGCCATCAGCAGCCACCAACAACGAGAAACAGCCCCACGCTGTTACCAGCGCTGATCGGCAACTCACCAGTGCAGCCGCTGGTATCGAGTCGGGACAAGGAGTCGCGTAGCCAGGTGATGCTGTCGTCGCCATACTCAAACGAGCGGGACGCGCCGGACGGAGCACCCTGCGATTTGATGCGGCGGGCGCCGGATGACGTCGCCATGAGTGCAGCGGCATACATCAGGATGAGCTTTGCGCTGCAGTCGTCATATCCCGCTCCGTCGAGGCACGGGATAATCTTGTTCACCACGCAGAGAATCGGCTCCAGCAGCGCACCGGGTATGCTGTAACCCAATTCACCGAGGAACGCCTGCACGTCTGCCGCCGTGATTGGGTCAGCCATGGTTATTTCGCCTTCTTCGATTTAGCGGCAGATTCATCCTGCTGCTCTGCCTGCTCTGCCTGCTCTGCCTGCTCTGCCTGCTCTGCCTGCTCTGCAGCATCATCAACAGGCGTAGCCACTTCCAGCACCTGATCTTCATCACTAATGATTTCAACCAGACCAGCGGCCGCCCAACGTTTAGCGACATCACCGCTTACCGAAACCTGCGCGCCAACCTCCAGCTTCTGGAGATTGGCACCGGAAAGCAGGTTGTCTCGAATCACTTTTACCAGTGCCATAAATGCCCCTTAGCTGTGCGCGTAGATAACGGATTTGCGATTGTTGATGTCGGTCTTAACCATCAGGCCCATCGCGCCCCAGGTACGCCAGACGTAATCGCTGTTGTAGAACTGACGAGGGTCCGCAACGGTACCCACGGCCTGACCTACAATCGGAGCGATAACGCCGGCGGTAAGCGGGACAATCAGGATCTGGTTACCAGTCAGCTGTGCATCTTCTTTGATGGCAGCAATACCGGAGAGCTTCAACAGCTCCAGCAGAATGGTGTCTGACTGGTAGTTATCGCTGAAGTAGCGTTCCAGATTAGTGATGATCTGCCCGGAAACGTACCAGGTCTGCTGCGCATACTGCAGGTTGGTCAGCTTCATCACGTCACGCAGCGCGATGGCCGCGTTGCGAATTTGCTCCGCCGTTGCGCTGGCGCTGGTGAAGTCGATATTTAGGCCGGAGGCACTGAGATCGACAACCTGTACGCGCTCATCGGCTTTAACGCCCTTCCAGGTCTTGCCATCAAAGGCGATATAGTTGCCAGCGGAATCGCGGAAGCCGTTGAAAACGTAATCCACGTACTGACGACGAACATCATCAACAGAGCCGCGCTGAGCGTCGGCCAGAGAAGCCAGAGCGGAGCCTTTGTTGAAAATCGGATCACGCCACTGGAATTTGAAGCCAGAATCGTGGATAGGAACCATCGTACCGTCGAAGGTGTACGCGCGCGCATCCAGCGCCGCACCAATCTGGCCGGACATAGAGGTGTGCGCCCAGCCGCGGCCGCCGGTGCGAGCATACTCATACACTGACTCTTCAAGACGGACAGAGCGGGACAGCGGGATGAGATCGTTAAGCAGAGTAAACTCAGTGGCGGGCTCAAACTCAGCCAATACGGTCTGGTCGTAAGCGCGATACAGGCGACGGATGTCGTCGACGGCATTCGTCGCGTCCAGTGCGGGTGTGTTTGCCGCATCACCACGCCAGCGGGTGCGGGATACGAAATCAGCTACTGCCTGAGCACTCATGTTGCGAGCCAGTTGCAGCTCATTGAACTGCGCCTGGTTCGCTTCGAGATTGCCCGTCTCAGTCGCGCGTCGGGTGGAAAATACAAACATTCAGTCTCTCCTTACTTGAACACGACGCGAACCAGATCGCCTGCTGCGGCGGTCAGGGACTTGTCTTCTTCGACATAGGCAAAGATGGTTTCATCTGCTGCCAGTGCTTTGATGCGGCCATTAGCCACAGAAACCGGCTGACCCTTGGTGTAAGTACCAGCGGCAGCACGAACGTTGAGGAAAACGCCCGGCGTTGGCTGGATGTTTACCACCCAGTCACCGATCGCATAGGCATCGTCAACCGTTTTGCAGCGCAAATAGTCGTAGTTAGCAACGTAAAGAATCGCGTCTTCAGCGCCATCAACAGACGGTGTAGGCTTGGCTGCACTGAAAAAGATAACGGTACCCGGCAGAAACGCTGCGGCCGCAGAACCTTCACGATTAAGTTGCGGGTTGGGGAAAATCCCGCCCGCGTGAATTACGTGTTTCCCGTCTTTAGCCATTTTTTACTCCGGCATTTCGCTGAAAGAATCGTTGTTGTTGACCGGACGGAATGCACCATTCAGGCCGGTAGAGGTCTGGCACTGAGCAAACAGGCCATCAAGGGCGGCGCCGTCAAGCGCATTCACCGCCAGGTCATCCAGCCCGAATTTCGCTTTTACGGCAGCGCGTTTTTCGCCTTTCTCTTTGTCAGAGTTCACGGCAAGGCCTGACTTAACGGCCGCCAAATCATCAGCAAATGGCTTAAACCATGCCGGCGCTTCTTCGCTGTTGCTGGCCTGCTCTTTTTTCTTAGGCTTGCCGGTGGCGGGGTCGATTTCGTCGCCGCCATCTTTCTTGGCTGCCGCCTTCTCTGCCGCTAACTGGTTGTAAGCGTCCATCAGTTCGGCATCGGACTTGCCTTCAGTCGGCTTACCCGCGGCTTGCAGCGCATTGATAATCAGTTCTTTCATCGGATCGTTCTCTCCGTTGGTTTTAATCTCGTACTCAATGGGTTTGCGCACGACTTCTACAGGTTCGCCGACGAACACGGCTTTGCCGTCGTCATCGATGAGGTACTTCTGTTTGAAATACTTGGCTTCATCGCGGTAGATGAAGTTGTCCGGCCATACCGATTCGGGCCAGAGCCATTTATCATCAGCACGGCCTTCGTGAAGTTTGTCGCTAATGGCACGCTGGATATCGTCGAAAGAGAAATTCGAGGCGTTGGTGAAGAAGAATCGGGTTTTGTTCAGCAGCCCTTCGCGGGTGCAGTCGGCGGCATCAGAGAGCAGAGCAACTTCAATCTCTACCTCTTCGCCTTCGGAGTTCACGAAAATGCCTACGCCCTCAGATGGCGTTCCCGCGCCAGGTTCATCGAGCAGCACCGCAACATGGTCAAACATCATGTTGGTGGCGATCTCGTTGTACTTTTTGCCCTTCGACTCGCCATTGGCGGCGATACCGGAATAAAGCAGTCCGGTGGAGATGTGGATAGGTTCAGAGTTAGTGCCGGCGATCATCTCATCCAGGCGGTTAATCAGGCGCTTGCCCTTCTCGCTTGCCTCGGCGTACCGGCGGTCAACGTACATATCACCATCAACCCTGCCGTCCTTGTGCTGCACGTTCTGGAGCCACGCGCCGACGTGGAAGTTATTCACCGCCCGGACATCGCGCGCAGACACGTGCTTGCCGTCCACCTTCGGGTGGCCCAGCGGCATGGGGTTACGCTCAAGCGTGTTGTAGGCCTTTTCGATTTCTGCTGCCGGGTACAACTTCCGGTTCATCACGATATCGTCCACGACAGGCGTGATGCCGCGAACCACGATATGTGGCTTGCCGTCGATGGTTTCAGTGGTGATGTTTGAAGCGGAGTTGACGACGGTCAGCACGTTAACGCGGCTGCGTTTCATGCTGGGTCCTCATTGGATCAGGCCGCTTTGGGCCATTGTTCACGTTCTTTCGCCAGCCGTTCAGCTAGCCCTTTGTTAAATATTGTGCCGTCGTCGTTGAGCAGCACTGGAATCTGGCTGCAATAGCAGTGATACCGGTTGCCGTTCTCGGCGTAGAAGTCTCGCACCTGCTCGGTGGTGTAGACCTTTCCGTGACGGCTGGCGTGCCAGCTGCGCGTCGTCGGTTTGAGCGCCGACAGCCACAGCAGGCCGGTATTCAGGCCAAGCCGATCCGCCGCCCAGTCCGTTTCGTTCCATTGCGCCTGCCGCAGCGCGCCGACCTGCTCAGTCTGAGCGATGGTCTTGGCCTTCGACATCGACACATCGAGGCGCTTACTGATGACGCTGGCCGTTTCGCGAGGGTTCACCCCGCGAGCAACCGCATCGGTAATGATGTTGGTCAGATCGCCGCGGGCAGTGTCGCTAATGACCTTCCAGTCACTGAACGTTGTAAGCCTGGCTGCCGCTATCTGGTTCAGATAACCGGGGCTGTTTAAAAGCTGCTGTAGCGTCGTCTGGCTGGCATATACCTGCGACTGCTGCGAGAGGTTGTTGAAGGCCTCCAGCGTTCCGCGCTGCGCCTCAGCGGCGACGTAATCCATCGCCCACAGGTTTTGTTCGCCGCCTTCGAGCAGGTAATCGTCGAGAATAACCTGCACCGCTTCCAGCAGGTCAGCCAGTTCCTGCGCCGACATGTCATAGATGAACTTGCCGGCGTTGACCTGGTAGAGTCGCACATCTTCGCCGTGGTCGTGGCACAGGAAATGCCAGTTGTGGCTGTTTACCTCACGCTCACGCCCTGTCAGGCGCTGGTCAAACAATGCTTTAAGTGCGCGCTTGATGCCGAGATAACGGTCCTCGATATCCCGGAATATCGCGCTGACCTGCTTCGCTGATCGCGTCGGGTCAACCTTGCTACGCGGAACTATCGGCAGCCCCACCTTTGCCGTCTGCTCCGGTGTCATCGGCCAGTGGATCATCGGTTGTTACCTTGTCATTCGGGTTAGGTGGTTGCTTTGGCTCCGGCAGCGGATCGAGGCCTACAATCTCGCGCAGTTCGTTAGCCGTAAATGGAGGTTCGCCACCATAGAAACCCGACGTTTTTTGCACGATATCGGCCAGTTTCGAAGCGTTCTCGATTTTCTCCTTTTCGCCGGGCGCCAGCAGGTCAGTCCATGAAATGGTGACCTCTCCATTTGTCGGCGGATCGATAATGCCCAGGGTCCAGAAGCGTTCCAGTAAAGCTGTGATTCGATCAGTCAGGAAGCCGTTGCGGCGGGTATTTCGGCGAATGGCCCAGTCGGTTTTATCCTCATCGCTCGCCAGTCGTCCGGTCTGCTGTCCAAACAGGATGGTGAATGGTATCTGTACGGAGGCGGCCAGTTCGTTCGCAGTGACTTCCCACGTCGGCCCCGGGTCGCCGGGCGTAACGCTCAGAACATGCATCTGCCCGGCCTGCATCACGGCGGCCGCATCGGTGCCGCGGTTCAGCTTATTGACCTTGTCGCCCATCGCTTCGCCGAGATCAGCATAACCAGCTTTCTTCGCCTGGTCAGCCAGTGTGGCCATGTCTGTTTCTTTGCTGAACTCGACCGCGATCTGCCGGCTGGCATTTTTCAGGAAGCCCTCAGCGCCACCGCCGGAAATCTTCTCAAGGTCGAGCCCTTTGTTGTATCCGGCCTCAAGAAGCGGGATACCAGACAGAACGTTGTCATCCTCTGAGCCTTCGCAGAACAGGATCACCCTGCTCGGATGCACTGGCTCGCCGCGCGTCGGTCCGACGAACGCCTCGTCTCCAACCGGCTGCTCGTTGAAGTTGAACATCTTCGGCTGGCCGAACGTCTCGGACTGGCGATCGTTATCCCATTCTGCGACAGTTAACTGTGGCTCCCATACCGGGATAAGTTTTACCAGCGCTGACTCGCCCAGGGATTTCACCAGTCTGGTATCTACTGGATCGCTCCATGGCCGGTTATCTTTGATCTGCAGTAACAGCGCGGAGTAGCGCCCCACCATATTGCGGCGATCGGCATCCTTCACCTTCGGCCACCATTTTTTCATGAACCTGGTGACGTTCTTTTCCCACGGGTTGGTTTTCTTCGCCTCCTGGGACTCATCACCGTCAACGATTACCGGATAGTCCTGCCAGCATCCATCCAGAAGACGATGCACCACTGCGAAACCTGCGGCGTTGCGGCGGTACATGTTGTAGAAGTCATTAAAGGTGATCGTGCGCGGGTAGCCAAATTCCTGATAGAGCGTCGGGCGCTTGGTATTGCCCCCGCCGATACCGATGGCATTCAGGTAATTCGCTCGCCGCATTTCAGTGGCGAGGTTGTTCACAGCCAGTTGAAGGCCGTTATCTTGTTCGCTCACTGGCGATGCTCCTTAGAAGAATACTGTGCCGACCTGTTTGCGGTTATTCTTCGCTACTGCGAAATAACGGAAGCTGTCAGCGCCGTGTGATGTGAAGTCATGAAGGGGTTTATCTTTCCAGCAGCCGCGCTTGTCGTCCCACTCCTTGCGGTAACCTTCGAGGTGAGAGATTCCAACAGCGCACTTCTCCTCATCGAAAACGCAGGACTTTAGGATTTCACGCACCGATTCAATGCCGGTGTCGATCCCCGCTTTCGGCACAACGCGGAAGTTCATCGAATACATCTGACCGTCAATCTCGTAACCTTCGCGCGCTAACTCTTTGCGTGACTTCGCATCAGCAGCAAACTCGCGGTTTTCGATGTCGTGCGGACCCCAGTGCTCACCGTACTCATAGCCGCGGTCTTTCAGCACCTTCATGTAGTGCCGAAGCCCCTCGCCGGAGTTTTCGTAGTAGTCGATGATGTGAAACTCTTCGCCGACCTCGCGAACGAACCAGATCGCCGTGGAGTCCCCCACACCAATATCCCAGAACGTGTGAACCGGTAGATGTGAGTTATCCGGAATTTGGCCGATCCGCTTGTTGGTGTAGAGCCAGCGGAATTGTTTGGCGTAGTACGCGCCCTCGACCGACTGCTGGAACGCCTCGGCCGGAATGGTCGGGTATTCGCGCTTCATGTCGTCGCCGAGCGTCTTTTCTTTGGCGTAATACCACGCCTTCTGCCGTTCGTTAACGACTACGCCGTGTTTCGCCTCCATCTCAGCGAAGTATTCAAGCAGGCGCGCCGGCAGCGGTTCTACCGGGTCAATTGCGTACTGTGGATTCTTCCACCAGGAGAAGAAGAAAAACTTCCAGTCCAGCGCAGATAACGGCTTACCCTGCAGCAGCGCTTTCTCTGCCGTCTGGCAGTAATCGAAGAAGTAACCCGCCCGGCCCTCTGCGGTGCTCTCGATAGTTGCGAAACAACCTGTCGATACCGCCTCAAACGCACCAGTGACGATTTCACGGGCTTTATCCGGATACTTGGCGCATATCTTTCCGAACTCGGAGACGTGCAGGTAACGCAGCGTGCCGCCACGAAATGAGGTGCTGACGTAGAGAGAGCCGCCCTTCTTAAAGACCAGCTCGCCGGCTGAGTCGTTACTCGCCGGGTTGGCCGCCTTTATCTCGGCCGGCAACTTATCGTAGGCATATTTTACCTTTTCCCGGAACAGGCGCTTTGCGTCATTCAGCGTGTGGGCGATCAGCGCGCACTTTGCCGACTCGAACAGAGCAGCGTCGAGCTGGATGATACACACCTCTGTGGTAAATCCGAGCTGCCGAGCTTTCAGGATGATGTTGCGGGTGTGAATCCCCTCGAAGTATTCCCGCTGCTCCGGCGTCATCCGGAAGCGCGTGGGCTTTCCCTCTTTGTCGGTGATCCAGTAAAGGTTATTCAGCCGCCAGTCTTTATCGCCCAGCAGCTTGAGGTGCTCAGGTTTCATTACGCCCCCTGAGACAAGGAATCCATCAGGTCAGAGAGTTGTTTAACCGAATTGTCGCCTTCCGGCCCGTCGATGTCGTAAGCCTGGCGCTCGAGTCCTATCAGGTTCTTCAGCGCGTCGCTCAATGCCTTCACTGATTTCACTCTCTCCGGCATGCTGATCACCTTGTGGTAAATCTCGTTCAGCTTGTCTTGCCCTTTATCGTCAGGGTCATACATCAGCTCTCCGAGCTTCTCCAGAGAGGCAATGTCGGCGCACTCAGCACCCAGCTCATCAAACAGGGCATTGGTTATCTGTCGGGCTCGCTTAATATCGCCGCGGTGCTCCATGCGTACCGTCGCAATCACCTCGGCTGTAGCCTCGATCAGTACGCGTTCCGATAAGGTCGCTTCAGTGCGTACCTGTTTGCGTACCTCTGCTTTGCGTACCAGATCGTCAGCGCGCTCTTTTACCTTCGCTGCGAGGTCACGAGACCAGTCGTCACGCTTGGCGCGCTTACGGATAGCGCCTTCGCTAATGCCGTGTTGCGCTGCAATTTCACGGAGGGACATCATCCCGGCCCGGTACGCCGTCTCGATGGCCTCCCAGTCGGGTTTTACCATAACGTCCTCTGGTTGAAATACACATGAAGGGAGATATTATTAAGTTGTACGACGAAGCGTTTTTGGCAGAGTTTTTTTGCTTGTCAGTGGCGCCATACAACTTAAAAGGATAAAAAATGTCAGATGATAAACTTCTTGGATTTAACATTCCGCCGATAGATACACTTCAAACTCATTTAGAAAATATAAATAAAATCCCAGCACCATACTTCCCTAAGAACCAGAATCTAGCTGACGAATTTCACAGACGTCTTATCTGCTGGATAAATGACTTCCATCGTGATCTTGATAATGAACATGAAGTCGGAGGTCAACTTGCAAGCTTTGGAAGGAGCATTGAATTCCACTTCACTGATATTGGTTACTGGAATCCATCACTAATTTCTTTTATCGGCCAACTTGAAGATGGAAGTCCAGTTGAGCTAATTCAACACGTCAATCAGATTAACATATTGCTTATTAAGAAAAAAAGGCTTACCCCTGATGAAGCTAAGAGGCCTATCGGGTTCGCGGACTGGCCGGAATACGATGCATTTAAAGGCGACAAGTAAGCTACTGATAGCCTTCCTAGAAGGCTATCCCAAGCAAGTTTACCGGTAGCACTGTGTGCGGATGTAATCCTGCAAATAATTCATTTGCCCGGCGATGGTGACGATTCGCTCTCTGAGGGTGAAATAATCCCGTTCAGCGGAGTCAGTAAGTCGGGGGCCGGAAGCATCGCCCATGCCGCCGGCTGCGGTCGCTCCGTTCGCGGGACATTTTGCGTTGATGCGCAACCCACACTTGCCATCACGAACGCAACGCTGCAAATCATCAAGCTGAGATTTCGCATCGGCTAACTCCTTCGTGTACTTCGCATCCAGCGCAGCGACATCGCGCTGGCGAGTTGTCATGTCGGTGATGGTGGCGTTAGCCAGGCTGAGCTTTTCAGTGGCTTTATCGCGCTGCTCTTTGAACTGGGTGGCGTTTTCGTGGTAGTGATTAGCTAGCCACCCAAGACAAACAATCAGGCAGATGACCACGGCACTGATAATGGCGGTTAAGCGGCTCATAGTAGAATTACCCCGACAAAAAGGAACCAGCCCCACCCATCATGTCCGCTAGCAGCAATAAACCCAGCAGCAGCTATGCAGATAGCCGACGGGATGTATTTCATTTCTGCCCCCACAAACACACCTCGCGCTCAATCTCGCGGCGAGTTACCAGGCCTTTCCACTGTTTGCCCTTGGCATAGGTCCAGCGGCGCAGTTGATCACATGCACCTTTCTGATCACCTTGATTGATTTTGCGCAGCAGTGTGGAGGTCTGGAAGTTGCCAGCACCGACGTTATAGGCAAATGAGTAGAGAGCCCCGCGCATTGTTACCGGGATCGGCTTCTGGATGTACGGGTTAATCTGGCGGGCGACGGTGTTCAGGTCTTTACTGAGCAACGCGCGGCATTCAGCCTCGGAGTACCTCTTACCGAGCATGATGTCTTTGCCAGCGTGGCCATAGCAAACAGTCCAGACACCGACCACGTCCTGATATGGGTTATACCTCACGCCTTCCAGACCATCATTACCCGTTGGGCCGGTAATCAGTGCTGCAGCAATAGCAATAGCCCCTGCTGGTACAGCAGTGAGAACGCTATTCCTCAGCTTTGGTGACATAGCCATTGAGGCGATCCTCCCGTTCCTTACGCCGGTAATACCAGTTCACGCCGCAGGTAACGATGGTGCACGCAATACCGACAACGATCGCCCAGTCACTCAGGCTCATTCCCGCCACTTTGTCGGCCAAAATCCACACCTCTGTTTTTGCTACATCGGCATATGCCTTTGCTGAGACACCGCAGCCCGTCAGCGCGGTACCTGTGCCGTATGAGAGTCTGCTGTAAATGGTGCTCATTTTTGTCATAGCCTCACCTCCGTTGATGACGGATGGCGCTGTGTGTTTGAAAGGGTCAGGCCCGTCGGGCTGGATTTAACAACGAAGCGTGTCGATGATGATTCCCGCGGGACCTGATAATAAAAAAGCCATGCAAATGCATGGCCTTGTGATTTGAATCCGTTATTTACAAAATGTATTCGAGACAGTATCTTTCGACTTCCGGACAAAAAAACATATACCGGGACAAAATCTAAATGTAACTGCCTTGCCTGCATGAAACCATGCGGGCTTTTTTTTGCCCAAAGAAAAAGCCCACCGAATTGGGCCTTACAGCTATCATCATTTTTTATTAGGTGTGGTGCCGGGTGCCTCCCGGTAAGTCGCCGCCAGTCCACAGACGACTCGCAATGCGCAAAAAAACATATCAGACTGGCAATGCCCCTCCGCATAGGGGGATTCACCACACCAAAATTTTAACATCTGATGAAACTCGTTTCAATGCTCTACGACGATGTGACAGGGGTACTGATGCAATGCATCTCGCGAATACCCCTGTCGTGTCGCCGGAAAGCAAAAAGCCCAAGGCGTTAACCTCGGGCTTGAATTCTTTGTGTGTCGACAATCGAAGCTATGGCGACGATATCAGATTTACATGAAATATATGCGTTTCAATCCAGTTTTGCAAGTCTGAAGTGATTAGCAAGTCTAAATGCTATATCGGCTCTTTTTAAATCATCATAGAGACCTAAATACTCCCGTTTTCCATCGATGAGAATCTGTGCCTGCCACTTTTTTGCTCTTTTGTTGTAATAAATACCCTTGCTACCTGATGTGTTATTTTTATAGATACCAGTGTTAAGAGAGTTAAGTTGGCTGGTTGCTTCTCTAAGATTGGCAATCCTGTTGTCGTCTCTTATTCTGTTTATGTGATCGATCTCTTTTTCTGGCATATATCCGTACACGTAGAGCCATGCAAGGCGATGAGCATGATAAAGTTTCCCAGAAATTTTTATTTGCACATAGCCAAGAGAATTTTTGCTTCCAGCAACGCTTCCTACAACCACCTTCTGCCTTTTCACTGCCCATGAAAACAAACCAGAAAAGGCGTCGTACTTAAGAATAGATTTAAGAGTTTCTTGGTCCATTACTTATATCCTCTCAAATCTAAATTTGTCGCCTTTTGTTGTGAACGTGATCGCGTAACCTGCAACAGGGCATCGCTATCAAGGCGCCGCAAGGTGGTTTTCATCTCCTCCCACCGCTCCGTAAACGTTTCTGACCAGTTCTTGGGGGTCACGCCGACCAGGGAAGCAAGCTTTTGGTATTCATAAGTCTCCCGACCTGCCAGCTCGGCTTTGACGTCCTGCGCCGCCAGCCAGATAAGTTGACGAAGGCGATCGACAGTCTTCTTCGCAATGCGCACGCCGGCCAGTTGCTGGCTGAACTGCTCCCACGCCCACCGGGTGATTGTTTCCTGGTGTTCCCAGCGGATATTGTCGCTGTAGTTCCAGAGCAGCCACGCTTTCTGATGCTCTTCCAGCGACAGCAGAGCCCGGCGCCAGCTGGCCGTCGAATACTCAACAGGCAAAACGAGAGCGATTGATGAACCCTTAGCGCGGGACTGGCTGCCGCTCATCGGCGGGCCATCCGGGTTAACCATGCGTTGTTTGACCTCGCTATAAACTTTCTTCCTACCCCGGCTGCGTGCCGTAGCGGTGAATTGCGCGTTCTCTGCAAAGGCTACCAGTTGCCCTTTCGTCGCACCGCTCAGATCGGCGGTGGCCACTATCAGCTGCTGGCGAACATACTGGAGGTATTGAGTGTTAATCATGCTGTCTCTCCCAGGGTCTGATAGATGCGAACGTAATTCCGTAAAATGCGATAGTCGGTCATCACCGTTCCGCGGTGTCGGCAGAGGCGGAGCTTTTGCCAGCGTTCGCGGATGCGGTCGATTACGTCCTGGTTCATGCGGCCTCCGCCATAAGCTGGTCATACGTCAGGTAAAGGCCCCAGCAGCTAAACAGCACATGCGCCTTAACGACGGCCATTTCCTCGTTGTTCCAGCGGCAGAACCATCTGATCGCGCCCATAACCTCGCTCTCTATCTGATGCGGTCCGTTCAGGTGGATGGGATAAACCACATCATCAAAAACAGCAGCAGTGGACATTGGGTATTGGATTTTGCTCATGCGGCCTCCCTTTGCTTGACGAGTGCGCGGCGTAACGCGCTGTAATGGCGTCTGATGCCTTCCAGTTCTTCGATGGTGTATCGGTGAGGGGTGTTGTTGTTTTCGAGCGCTTCGACGCGCTCAGCGCCGATTTTCTCTACCAGGCCAATGCGGTACTGCTGCTGGTTGCCCGACAGCTGCACGTTGCAGTGATGGCACTGCTTATTGATATTGTCTTCGTTGTAGCGCAGGTGCGATGCCTTGCCGCGGGAACGGTAATGTCCTGCTTCCCATTGGACCGTTTCGAATGTGCCGCAGCTGATGCACGGCAGATCATGGTCTCGTTCGCGGATATAGTCGTTAACAACACGCTGGGTCATATCTTCCCAGTGCCGGAGAGGCTTCACTGCAGCCTTGCGTTTGCGCCAGGCTGCGCGCTCTTTCTTCGCTTTTGCCTGTGCCTGCTTCTCGCGCTTCTTCTCCAGTTCCTGCATGGCAAATTCAGCGCCATGCTCAGGACAGCACCAACGATGGTTTTCGAACGCTGGGGTGAATTTTGCACGACAGATTTTGCAGCGGCGCTGAGTACGATTAAGCATGATCACCACCCTGCACCTGTAGCAAGGTCAGGCGACCACCAAACACCGCACCGGTATCGATATACATCTGGTTAGCGTATTTGAGAGGCTGGCGCGCCGGGGTATGCCCGAAAATAAACAGATGCGCGCCGGTTATCTCCTGCACAATTCCATCTTGCGCATCGCTGACGCGTTTGCGGTTCCAGATCACCAGATCCGCATCGACTGGCTTATCAAACTCATATTCACTATGCGGATAATCGGCATGGCAAATTACGACTTTTGTATCACCTGTTTTCAGCTCAATGATGAGGGGTAATTCTGCTGCCTTATACGCAAGGGCTTTGGCAAGGCGCTCTTTGTCGTAATCCAGGTTAAAGAACCATCCGCCGCCGTTTACCAGCCAGTGGCTAACGTTGCCATGCTGAGAAAGGCCATCGATCATCATTTGCTCATGATTACCGCGTACTGCGCGAAACCAGGGCATCATAATCAGTTCGAGGCATTCAACGCTTTCCGCACCACGGTCGACAAGGTCGCCAACAGAAATAAGCAGATCCTGGGCCGGGTCGAAATTAACCTTATCCAGCTCACTCATCAGCAGCGTATAGCACCCATGCAGATCGCCAACTACCCATACGTTGCGCCAATCAGCGCCGTTAATTCGTTGATAAATACTCATGCTATTTTCCTCCGGGCAGCGTGGCGCAGCCAGCGGACATCCGCCAAGTGGGCCGTATAGTGAAAGGTTGGGATGTCGGAAGGCTTTACTTCGACTTTGCGCCGGCGGCGCGCAGGAACGCGGAAGATGCCGCGCTCGATGACCTTAGCGAGTTGGCTGCTCATGAGAAGCCCTCCAGTCCTGGGCCCACGCAATGCGGCTATTAGACTTCTCGCTGAATTTCACATTGCGCTCGGTACCGAACCAGTAGATCGCCTCGATAACCTCGACCATGTAGCGCTTGCTGGATTGAGAGGTACGAACTCCGAAGTAGACGCGGCCGCCGTTGATGCCCGGGGCGGATTTCTGCTCACGCTCAGGGTTTTGCATCTGGCTGACAAGTACGGTGATGAGGTCTTTCCACTCTGCCTGCTCCAGCTTTTCGCCGTACCAGGAAACCTGATCGCTCAGGTCCTTCAAAAGTGGCCACATAAGACGATTTTGTTTGTCAGTGCGACTTTCCTCGCGTGCCTCGATGATGACTGGCGAACGGCGATCGACAGGAAGGGATTCAATGAAGCTGACGACGTTACGCTTTACGTTGTCGTTGATGAGGCAGAATTGTTGCTTCACGCTTCACCTCCGGAGAGGTCAAACGCTGAATGCAGAAAATCGCCAGTGGCGTGTGCCATCGGTGACAGGGATTGCTGTAAGGTTTTGTGCGCCATGTGTCCCCACTTGGCGCCGGGGTAAAGTTGTCAGTTGTCCAGACTGACCAGGTAATTATCGCCCTTCCCGGGGATAAAAGCAAAATGAGCATATACGATAAAACCCCTCAGGAGAGGGGTTTGATTTCAACTGGAGGCTTTGCGTTCTGCGGGGGATTTAGGCATCAGTCGTCATCCCCGATTCCGTCAGCGCCCAACATATTTGAACCGCGTATACGCTCCTCACTCTTTTCACTTTGCCAGCGCTCTCCATCCTTTTCAGAAAGCGTAGCGCCTGGGGTGTTTTGACGTGGTCTTTGTAACCACGCTTTGCCGTGATTATATTTGCCAGGTGATAGGTCATGCAGTTTCCCCTGTTTCTCAATACTGCAATCACTTCTTCTTCGGTAAGTTTGCGCATATCACTTCACCTCCTGAGGCGTGGCTGGCAAATCCATCCACTTGATAATGCCGTTAATGAAGCCATCTGACGCCCGCCATTCCCCTGACTCACAGTCATAGCAAGCTGTTCTGATATCCCCGTAGCTGGTAATGACAAGATATTTACCATTCACTTCAGGAGGAAAGTCTTCCATGACATTCCAGACCACCAGGCCATTACCTCGATATATCTCCAGCAACTCTCTGGCCATCTGGTAGGCGATATGCCTGCGGCCAAAGTCCCTTGTAACTTCTTTAAGTCGATCGATGGCTATAGTCACTTTGCCTCCTGCGGGGCGGCTGCGAGCAAGCGCTCTATTTCATCGTGAGCGTCACCGCATTGAATTGCGCTATAACAACCACGGCTTCCGTCGCTATCGAGCAGACGATTAACAGCGGCGATTAAACCATCCGGAATTACCGGAGAGTTGCCAGCCAGTCGGCGCAAAACGGTCTTAACAGCCTCAATACGGTCATCATCGCAACTTTCCAGTGTATCGATGCGGTCGAGCATGTTGATGGCGTTATCGATATCAGGGATGCCAGTCCATGCTTGTTTGGTATCCTCATTGGTGAGGGTACCAGCCTGGAGCATGGCGGCGCGGCAGGCGTCATACGATTCACGCATGGCGTCTTTAACCCATCCAAGCGGCTTACTACCGCGAATCTCCAGCCATTCATCGAACGTTGGCACTACCGTCGCTGGCTGCGCGTGGCGATAGATCTGAGTGCCGACAGGCAGCGCCCTGTCAATTGTCGAAGTGTCGTTGCCTGGTCGGCTCGATAGAACTTCGGCCACTGGCTTGCTGCCCATTGCGGCCAGCGCCAGGCGGGCCAACGCAGAAGCCTCGCCACATTGAACGTGGTCAGTCTCGATGATGTTGAGTAATTCTTCTCTGGTTAATTTGCTGGTCATTGGTTGGATCCTTCTGCCTGATACTTTTCGAACCAGAACACTACCGGGTCAGGTTTCATTTCAACCAGTCCCATGCGAACCAGCGCCTTTCCTTTTCCGGAGACCAGGAACTCTCTGCGCCCATCGTCGATAATTCGGCGATAGTCATCCAGGCTATTGCAGTGCTTGTGCAGATTGCATGGATGACATGCGGGAACCATGTTGTTGATGTCGTCTCGCTCCTGATGAAGCATCTGCCCGTCGAACCGGATAACAGGCTGAACGTGGTCAGCGTGCCATTTGTCGCCAAGCTCACAGCCACAGTAAGCGCAGCGCCCGCCAAACTTCATGCGCAGCTCTGCGCGCTGTTTTCTGGTCAGTGCCATCACTCAGCCTCCAACTTGATGCCAGCGGCGCTAAGCGCTTCATTGACCTCATCGGCGTAGTAGTACGTTAATCCGCTTGATGATTTGGCCAGTTTGAATGGCTCTGGCATCTTCACAGTGCGGGACTCCAGCTCTGCCAGTCTGCGCTCAGCTAATTCCGCGCGAGCATCAAGCGTCACGTTAGCGGCACAGAGTTTTTGCTCTGCTTCTTCCTGCTCGGCGATGCGCTCATCCCGCTTAGAAATCAGCCCCAAATATGCCTGCCGCTCTTCCTCCGTGAGATTAGCGTGCCGCTGCGCCTTCTCCAGCGCCTCTACCAGCTCAGCAATGCGGTTCGCTTTCTCTGTTGACGCAAATTCCATCTCGGCAATGAGCCTCGCCATCTTAGCGATAATCGCCTTGTCGGCATCACGCTCTGCCAGCAGATTTAGCATGTTTTCTGGTGATAACAGTTTCAAATACTGTGCATCTGGGCCGTTGTGGCACTCAACAAATTCGCCGCTAAATACCTCTGACTTCGGAGTTAACCAAAAATAGTCTTTTACAACCCATGGGCCGGGTGTCACATTCGGCGCTGCCGCTTTCAGTGACTGCGCCAGTTCGGTGATATCAGTTGTCATGCTGCGCGCTCCATTTCTACAAGGCCGACACGAACCGCATTCAGGATGCGATCGAGATATTGATATTTCGGATTGGGTACGGTCGGCCATCCGGCATACCAAGGGTCGTCGCCAAACAATTTCAAAAGCTTGTCCCCAACGATGAAATCACAGCAGTTCGCCTTCACATCCTCCGCATTTTCGGCCTCTGTCCACATTTCACGGGCATCACCCTTATCAATTTCCTGTTCGCGGCGAAGCTTGATGATTTGCGATTTAACGAATTCAAGGTTGGCGTCGTTATCATCGTCAACCGAGCTTTCAAGCCGGGGAGCTAAACACCCGATCAGGTAATCATTGCTGACACGCTTAATGAACTCCTGAACAGTGTCACCGCCCATTGAAAACCATGCGGCCGTCCATGCCTGTCCGTAGCAGGTGACAGTGATTCTTCCCTTTCCTGGCTCATAGTTTTCAATCATCACCCGAACAGGGTCTAAGCGCTCAGCGCCGGTGATGGTGAAAGACAGAACATCCATTTTTTCGATAGTGATGCTCATTTGACCCCCTTCACGAAAATTACCCAGTGCGTTTTGTCCGCTTTCCCGGTGCGTTGCCAGATGGCCGGCTTCTCGTCAGTCAGCGCCAGAATCTGGCTAACCGGTATTTGGGTTTCGTTCCATTTGAAAATGAGAACGCCTTGTGTCCGCAGTACACGAAACGCTTCTTTGAAGCCAGCGCGCAGGTCATCGCGCCAGGTGTCTTTGTTCAGGCGACCGTATTTCTTACCCATCCAGGCGTTTTCACCTACGCGTTCAAGGTGTGGCGGGTCAAACACGACAATCGGGAAGGAGGCGTCAGCGAATGGCAGCGCGCGGAAATCGGCGATAATGTCCGGGCTGATAACCAGGCTGCGCCCGTCGCACAGGGTGTGCTGCTCGGAGCGAATGTCGGCGAACACTGCACGCGGGTCCTGTTTGTCGAACCAGAACATGCGGGAGCCACAGCACATGTCGAGGATGGTTTGCTCGGTCATTTGGCCCCCTCACGCAGCGAATCAGCAAGCCATTGCAGATTCATGATCTGCACGCCGATATTGCTGAACTTCTTCTCCAGGTGGGCGATGGCCTTCTCAACTCCGCGCGCCTCGGCTTCGGCTACGATGCGATCGGTGGCGGGGGTTTCCATCGCAGTTTTCAGCACATCGACGTACCATTCGTGGTACCGGTAATCCAGCATCCCGTCGGCCTGCTCAATCCACATATCGGATGCGGTAGCAAATTCGGCAGCCTGCTTCAGCGCCACATTCTCCGCAGCTAGCTGCTGGTAAGCCTTAGCCAGATCCAGATACTTCCGCTCCTTGATTGACAGCTCTCCTGCACTCTCCAGGGAGGTGATGAGTTCGTTTACTGCCTGTAATGTGATAGTCATGCTGATGCTCTCCCGTAAACAGCCAGTACCCGCTTCATCGCCGGGCTTTGCCGACACTCGTTGAAAATCTGATTGGTGCTCTTTCTGCCTGCAATTTCTTCCTCAGTGGCCAGCCGGTAGTAAACCGTCCGCCACACCCGTGCTTCCGCTACCAGCACCCCCTGCTTTGCCAGGATATTTGCAGCCTGGTTGATGCAGGTATGCGTCATTCCGGAAGCTGCGGCGACATCTGGAGAACTGCAGGTTTTATGCGTTTTCAGGTAGTTCAGAATTGCGTCTTTGCCTGTCATCAAAATCCACCCCGCTTGGTTGGTTTTTGCTCTTTCTCGCGACGGCGCTGACTGGCAGCTTCCTGATCGCAGTCAAAAATCGCCCCGTGACGTTGCTCGCAATAGACAACACCAGTCTCACCATGCCGGTTAAGGCGCAGCAGAAGCTCTGTGTCGCTTTGGTTAGCGTTCTCGTCGTAGGCGCCCTCCCGGTATATGGCCAGCCAGTAATCGCAATCCTGTTCAATCTGCCCGGTGTCGCGGGAGTCGCTCGGCAAGGGGCGCTTATTGGTTCGCTTCTCAAGCTCACGGTTAAGCTGAGTCAGGAGAACCACGACGCAATCCAGCTCCTTCGCCAGGGTCTTGAGGCCTTTGGTGATCAGCCCGTAAGCCAGGTCATTTCGCTCTGCCTTATCGGCAGTCATCAGCGTCAGGTAGTCAACGAGGATCATTCCTACCTTGCCGCGTTCACGCTTGATGCGACGCGACTCAGCCATGACATGCGCCAGTGAAATACCCGGGGTGTCATCAATCAGGAGATTATTGGTGTCAATCAGCGCTCCCATAACGCCGGTAGCTTTCTTCAGATCGCCGTTCCAGTCGCCGCGATAGCCGTAGTCATCCTTCGTCATGTCCGGGTAAAACAGGTTTGGAGAGATCCGCCCCTTCTGCGCAGTGATTTTCTCCACCATCTGCCCTTCCGGCATTTCCAGGGAGAACATCAGGGCCGGCTCATTTTCGACCGTGGCGCAGTTAACGCCCATTTGGGTATAGAGCGTGGTTTTACCCATTTTCGGGCGTGCGCCTATAACAAACAGGCTGCCGCGCACAATGCGCTTCACACCGAGAAGCTCATCCAGAGAGCGGATCCCAGTCGATAACCCACGGGAACGACCATCAGGTTTCATCCGATCGTCAAACTCATTTGACCAGTCATTCACAGCGTCATAGAACGTGCGAAGCCCTGTCCGTCGACCTGTTTTTACGTGCTCGGTTATCTCAGTGAATAATCCCTGGATTGCGTCAAACTTCTGTTCTGCCGTCATGCCGTTGCGGGCATAAAGCAATTCGATCGCCTTCGTTGTTTTCTCGATTCCGTAGCGCTCCATCGCGGTCTCACGGACACGCATTGCATAGGCCACGATGTTCGCCGCGCTTGGTGTGTTCTTCGACATTTCAGCCAGGTATGCAAAGCCCCCAACGGTCTCTGTCAGCCCCTTGCTTTCCAGAGCATCAAACAGGGTCAGCAGATCAACCGGCTTATGGTCGCGGTACATCTGGCGCATTTCAGCGAAAATGACCTGGTGCTGGCGCGAGTAGAAAGATTCCGGCTTGAGGAGCGAAAGCACCTTCTGAGTACGCTCACTGGTGTCGTCGTCCAGCAGGAGTCCGCCAAGTACGCTCTGCTCTGCTTCAATGCTGTGCGGAGGTGTCATGAAATCAGAGGTCATCACAGGCCCCCTCGCGTGTTTTGGCGTAGACATCGACGTTCAGGAAGTATTCCAGCGACTTGCGGCGCCAAGTTTTCCCGGTGCGCTGATCAGGGCGATTCTCAAGCATCCACCGGCAGTTACTGGCGATGTAGCTCAGGTAAGACTCCCAGTCGGCCAGGGTAAAGCTATGGCCATCAAGCTGACGGGTAATTTTGTTGGCCTTCTGCCAGAACGAACGGATCAGGTTACGGCGCTTATCAGTGAGGATCCTGATGCCTTGTGCTTCTGGCAGAACCCGGTGGTAAACCTCAACAACCTGCTCACAGCTGAGAGACGGTTTTTTTGGTTCTGATTTTTGCGATGCTGATGCACTCTCTTCTACGTCAGTAGAAGAGATATTATTTAATATATTGTTTGTGGCACTCTGTTGGCATTCTGTTGGCACAACCTCACTTGTACGCAGCGTGGTTACTGGGTTTGCGTTGGCACTCTGTTGGCATTCTGTTGGCACAAAAAACTGCTGATAATCGTCATATTTGGTGACGGTTAAGAGGGTAAATTTCTTGTTTGCCAGTGTGGTGATCATGCCCATTTTGGCGAATTTGTTCAGAAGATATTTCACCCGGTCAGGTGTTATCCCTGTGTCTTTCGATAGGGTATGGCGCCCGGTAATCACCTGACCACGACCAACTGGATATTCACCAAACTCAGTGGTGACCATACCTTCCGCTGCGTTCACTTCCATGATGAGATGGATCCACAAATGGACGGCTTCACTGTCGCTCTTGTAGAACGGCAGCTCTCTTACTTTGCGGTGCAGGAATACCAACCCCTGCCCTGATGGCTGAGGTTTCTCCATGGGCTTCTGAGACCCTCTAAAATCGGATATGCGGAGAACGTTACTCACGGCCTTCCCCCTTCCGTTTCAGCTCTTCCAGAATGGCGCGCATCTTTTCAGCTACCATCGGATTTACCGAGCGGACAAAACGGTCACGAGTAACATTTTTGTGTGTTTGTGCCTGGTAAAATCTGTTGCTCTTAGGCATAATTACTCCTGTGAATTGATCCAGTTAATTCGCGTAGAAAGCCGTTGGTGTTCGAGCACTGCGGCTTTCGCCTTTTAGGCGCTTCATCAGTCCCACCCAAGCGGACCCGGGCGGCACCGCTCCGCACGCAAACCGATATCTGCCAGCGTTTCTACTGACTGCAGGTAGTGGCGGGAAACTACCACCGCCTCCGGCGGAACAACCTGCAAACCCAGCGCTGATATTTCCTTCGCCATTTCTGCGTAATACCCCTCGCTCTTGCGGCGACTGATTGTCGACTCGCTAACCCCTCGCATTTCCGCAAAAACCTTTTGGCCAATGGACAAAAGCCGGTTTAACAAAATGCCTTCAATCTCAATTGGGTTGAGGATTGGCGGCTCTAACTTTCGGGCTATTGCATTCTCCATCTGTGATACTTCCTCTGGTGTTGATTGGGAGGCCGCTGGTTAGGCGGCCGGAACGCCCTTCGGAGAAGGGAATAGTTTTGGAAGGTCTGGTCTAATTTGATGCGCCTGAACCTCCCCATTAGTTGCATTTACGATGCTGTTTACATGTTCAGGCGAAACCTTTGCCTTGTTGTGGAGCCACTTGTAAACCGCCTGCTGAGAAACATCGCAGGCTTCACCAAGCTTTTTCTGAGAGCCGACAATATTAATTGCGGTTTTAATGGTTGGGTTCATGACAACCTCCGTAGTAAATACAAACAAAGAATAAAACCTTAGTTGTATTTAGTCAACAACCATTTTCGTTTGCCGCTATAAAACCATGGTTGTAAATTGAGAAGATGAAAACGACACTTGCAGAACGATTAAGAGAAGCCAGAAAGGCTGCCAGCATGACCCAGAAGACTCTGGGAGATGCTGTTGGAGTTAGTCAGGCTGCGATCCAGAAGATTGAAACTGGAAGGGCTGCTCAGACCACAAAATTGCTCGATATAGCCAAGGCTTTAAGGGTGAGACCTGAGTGGCTTTCTTCGGGAACTGGCGCCATGAGGGCTGATGGTGAAGATGACAAGAAGCCTTCACACATAAATCATGATGTGTTCAGGGTCGACATTTTGGATCTGGCCGTCAGTGCCGGTCCGGGCATCGTGAACCAGGAGTTCGTAGAGATTCTTCGTTCTGTTGAGTATGAGCCAGCTGAAGCCCGCCACATGTTCGATGGACGCAAGGCTGAGAGCATCAGGATCATCAACGTCAGGGGCGATAGCATGTCTGGGACGATTGAGCCGGGTGATCTGCTGTTCGTCGACATCAGCGTTAAGAGCTTTGACGGCGACGGGATTTACGCATTCCTGTACGACGACACTGCTCACGTGAAGCGCCTGCAGAAGATGAAGGACAAGCTGCTGGTTATCTCAGATAACAAGAGCTATGCAGCCTGGGACCCGATCGAGAAAGACGAAATGAACCGGGTATTCGTGTTCGGAAAGATTATCGGAAGCATGCCGCAGACATACAGGAAGCATGGGTAGCCAACCAGTGGCCTGATGAGGTGTTTGGGTGATGAGAGAATATCTGATAGTAGGCGTGGTTACTTTGCTCTCGGTTGTTGCTATCGTGCTTATGGTGGCCTGATGAGCTGTTTGGGTGATTATTTTATTTTTCACAGCAATAGGATGATTTATGACACAGTTTCAACTTGCATTAATCGCCAGAGAAGTTGATGGAGAAGTCATCCACCTTCGCACCAAAGACGGTTACATCAATGCCACCGCAATGTGCAAGTCTGCTGGGAAGCTACTTGCTGATTATACACGACTAAAAACAACGCAAGATTTTTTTGATGAATTATCCCGCGATATGGGGATTCCCATATCGGAATTGATTCAATCATTTAAAGGCGGAAGAGCAGAGAATCAAGGGACTTGGGTTCATCCAGACATCGCAATTAACTTAGCTCAGTGGCTATCTCCAAAATTTGCAGTGCAAGTATCGAGATGGGTGCGTGAGTGGATGTCAGGCGAAAGAGCGCCTGCCGAACTCCCTATCCACCTTAAGCGGTATATGACAAACCGAGGCAGGGTTCCTCATACGCACTTTTCTATGCTTAATGAACTGACGTTTAACTTGGTTGCGCCACTTGAGCAGGCAGGATATACGCTGCCAGAAAAAATGGTCCCTGATATTTCAGAAGGTAGGGTTTTCTCGCAATGACTTCGTGAAAACCGGGGTGTTGAGCCGAAGACGTTCCCAACATATAACCATGAGTACCCAGATGGCCGGACATTCCCGGTACGTCTATACCCAAACGAATATCTTGCAGATTTCAAACAACACTTCAACGAAGTGTGGCTGCCTCAGTACGCTCCTAAATATTTTGCAGAACGAGACCAAAGGGCATTGACGTTGATTGAGAAAATCATGCTGCCTGACCTTGATTCCTAAATGTTATTCCCGGCCACCGCGCCGGGTTTTTATTGCCCTACTCTTCCCTCAGCCTCAGCACATCCAGTGCCAGCTCTACTGCCAGATCTACCTGGTCACCCTGCCACAGCACCTGAATCATCTCTATCAGCGCCTCTCTTGAGGGCTCTCGCTTCTCAACCAACAGTTGCATAACCGCTATCCCGATAACCTGCGCTATCTGCGGGTGCATCTCTGCGAAAAACTCATCCTCATTCGACATGGCGCTACCCTCTTTGGCGTTTTTTTGAGCTTACCAGCACGCTTTACAAAAATAAATAACCAATAAAAACAACCAAATAAAACCATTCCAGCCATTTAAACAACTATTGTTGTTGACTACAAAACAACTATGGTTTTAAATTGACTCATCCAAACAACACCGGCAACGCCGGGGTGAAGTCAAAACGTCCCGTTAGCCGCGATAAGGCAAAGGTGAAGAGATGATCCGCGAAGAAGACAAGCCTGCATGGCGTAATTTTTGGTTAAAGGTCGTTCCGTTTTTGGTTGCAGTCCTCGTAGTTAGCATTCAGTGCTGGGGTGGAAAATGAGCAAACAAGGCATTCGTTCACTGATTTACTGCCTGCTGGTCTGCGGCGTTATCTGGGCGGCGGCGATTATCAAAATTCTGCACGTTACGGGGGTGTTCAATGGCTAACTCAATTCCTAACAACGGACGCGCCGTAATGATGCGCAACGCTAAAACTGGCGCTACCTGGAAGGTTTCTCGCGACTACCTAAACGAAACCTTCTGGTTCGAACCGCAGGGAAACTTAAGGCACATCCGCCAGTGCTTTGAAGCACGTGAGCTGCTGCCAAATCTGGTGCCGGCCGGAACGCACTAACCGGAACACAAATTTAATTAAGCCATTAGGCAGCCAATCAAGGTGCCGGGCATCTCTCAACCTTTTGCAGGAGAAACCATGAGCGAAATAATGGATTTAGTCGTCATCGAGAAAAAGAACGCGATGGCGGTTTTCACCAATAACGACCAGCTCGACCCGCTTATCGAAGCGATCGAAAAAGAGGCTCGCAGCCTGGTGCCGGACGTGACCACCAAAAAAGGCCGTGACGCTATCGCATCCATGGCTCACAAGGTCGCGCGCTCTAAAACCTACATCGACAACGCAGGTAAAGACCTGGTCGCTGACCTGAAGGCTCTGCCAAAGCAAATCGACGAAAGCCGCCGCGTTGTCCGCGAACGTCTCGATGCTCTGAAGGATGAAGTTCGCCGGCCGCTGACTGAATGGGAGGCAGAGCAGGCTCGAATTGCTGCGGAGAAGGCTGCTGAAGAAGAGCGCCTGCGCATTGAAGCCGAGCAAAAAGCAGCGCTCGAAGCCCTCAGAAAGCAGGTTGAAGTGGACCACGAAATGGCCCTGCTTATGGATAAAGATATTGACCGCGAACGCGCAGATAAAGCAGCCGAAGCCGAACGCCAGCGCATTGCCCGCGAAGAAGAGATTAAGCGCCAGGCGGAAGAGAAAGCGAAGCGTGAAGCGGAGGAGAAACACCGCGCGGAAATGGAAGCATCAGCGCGCCGCGAGGCTGAGGAAAGAGCAGCCAAAGAGCGCGCAGAGCGTGAACGCATTGAAGCGCAGCAACGGGCAGAGCGAGACCGAATTGCAGCTGAGCAGAAAGCAGAGGCTGACAAACAGGCTGCTATCGACGCTGAGCGCCGCAAGGCTCAGGAAGAAGCCGATCGCATCCGCCGAGAGGCAGAGCAGCGCGAACAGGCTCGCCTGGCTGAGGAGAAGCGCAAAGCAGATGAGCAGGCGCGCCGCGAAGCCGACGTTAAGCATCGCAAAGCTGTCGGTACTGAAATCGTCAAGGCTTTGCTGGCCAATACCAGCCTAACCCGCGATCAGGCGATTGAAGTCCTGACTGCGATTAAAGACGGAAATATCCCACATACCGGGATCAGCTACTGAGGTGTTTATGGCGGCTTATCACTTTCAGGACCGGATTGAAGAGCAATCCTGGAATCAGCATTACCAGCAGCTGGCGCGCGAAGAGAAAGAATCTGAGCTCGCTGATGGCATGGAGAAAGGTCTCCCTCTCCGTCTGCTGGAATCGCTGTGCATTGACGAACTTCAACGCCGCGGCGCCAGCAAACAGGCGATAAGCCGCGCATTCGACGATGACGTGGATTTTCAGGAAAACATGGCGGCACACGTTCGCTACATGGTTGAAGTTATCGCCCGGCATCAACTCAACATTGAAGAGGAGCAATAATGGCTACTCAACTCATCGAACAGGTATTTAGCCTGGTAAATCCACTAAAGGCTGAATTTGAGCAGGTTTGCTCTGAACCTTCTATCAATTTCAGGCGTGAATCTGAGTTCGCAATGCAGATTTTCGCCAATAACGACTACCTGGCTAAAGTCGCCATCGGCAATCCGGTTAGCACCAGAAGTGCAGTAATGAATGTTGCCGGGATCGGCGTGTCCCTTAATCCGGCTCAGAAGCTGGCTTATCTGGTGCCGCGCAAAGGGGCTATCTGTCTCGACATCAGCTACATGGGCCTGATGCACATTGCGCAGCAATCCGGGGCTATCAAGTGGTGCCAGTCGGCAATTGTCCGTAAGAACGATCAGTTCCGCCGTGAGGGACTGGATAAGCCACCGGTTCATATTTACAACGATTTCGACACCGCAGAACAGCGCGGAGACATTGTAGGTGCATACGTCGTTATCAAAAGTGACGACGGCGACTACCTGACTCACACGATGCGCATTGCTGATATCTACGCGATTCGAGACCGCTCAGAAGCATGGAAAGCCTACAAGAACAAAGGCACATCATGCCCGTGGCTCACAGACGAAGAGCAGATGATCCTCAAGACGGTTGTTAAACAGGCTGCGAAATATTGGCCACGCCGTGAGCGCCTTGACGCGGCTATAGACCACGTGAACACCGAAAGCGAAGAAGGTATTAACTTTTCCGCACAACGCCAGCCAGAGCGCGATATTACCCCGGCAGAAACAGCAATCATCAAAGAGATTAACGACGTTCTTATCACGATGAATAAGACATGGGATGACGACCTGCTGCCTCTGTGTTCAAAAATATTCCGCCGTGACATTCGTGAATCATCAGAACTGACTCAAGAAGAGGCGGTTAAGGCTCTCGGATTTCTGAAAAATAAGGCGGCCGCATGACACCTGAAATCATCCTTGCGCGCACCGGCATTGACGTTACCCGCGTTGAACAGGGCGATGAAGCCTGGCACCGCTTGCGCCTCGGCGTCATAACCGCATCGGAAGTTCACAACGTCATTTCAAAACCGAGATCTGGCACAAAGTGGACTGACATGAAAATGTCCTATTTCCACACGCTACTCGCAGAGGTTTGCACCGGCGCAGCGCCGGAGGTTAACGCCAAGGCTCTGGCATGGGGGAAACAGTACGAGGACGACGCCCGCACACTGTTTGAGTTCACCACTGACGTACAGGTAACCGAGTCGCCGATCCTCTTCCGCGACGAAGGAATGCGCACCGCCTGCTCACCTGATGGCCTGTGCAGTGATGGCCGCGGCCTTGAGCTGAAGTGCCCTTTCACCTCTCGCGACTTCATGAAATTCCGGCTTGGCGGCTTCGAGGCTATCAAATCCGCCTACATGGCCCAGGTGCAATTCAGCATGTGGGTAACCGGGAAGGATGCCTGGTACTTCGCGAATTATGACCCTCGCATGAAGCGAGAAGGCATTCACCACGTGGTTGTTGAGCGCGACGACAAATACATGTCCGACTTCAACGAAATGGTGCCGGAGTTCATCGAGAAGATGGACGAATCGCTGGCGGAGATCGGCTTCACCTTCGGGGAGCAGTGGAAATGAAAACTCACCACGACGGTATCACCGTTGGCAGTATCACCCTTCCCTATTCCATCAATCGCCGGGGATGGATCGCCCCAAGCGGCGACGTTATCAAAAACCCATTAAAGGCTCAGCGCCTGGCCGAGCTGATGAACAGTAAGAAGGTGATGGCATGACTGACTACACCGGAAGCAAAACTCCAGTTGAGCAGAGAAACCTTTGGCAAACGCCGATCCCTCTGTTCGTCGCTCTGGATGCGGAATTCTGCCTGACACTGGACGCGGCAGCATCAGCTGATAACGCGCTATGCAACCGCTATATCACGGAAAAGCAGAACACGCTTGAAACGCCATGGGCTGATTACCTGAGCATTCCCGGATACGTCTGGCTGAACCCGCCATACAGCGACATCACGCCGTTCGTGAAAAAGGCAGCCGCCGAGAGCACCAATCAGATCGGCACGGTGATGTTGGTCCCAGCTGATACGTCCGTCGGCTGGTTCCGTGAGGCTATCGAGACTGCCAGCGAGGTACGTTTCATCGTTGGCGGTCGCCTGGCCTTTATCAATCCTGTATCCGGTAAGCCTGTTAGCGGTAACAACAAAGGGTCAATGCTGATTATCTGGCATCCCTACCCGCGCACCCACTGCCAGTTCACGACCGTTGAGCGTGATGCTCTGCTGAATTTCGGTGCCCGATTGATAGCCAAACGGGAGGCAGCATGACGCCAGAAGAAAAAGAAAATGCCCTCCGCGCCCAGGCTCGTCGCTGCGCAGAAGAGCTAACCAAAGCGATGAACGTAAAGCCTAAACCAAAGTGGAACGCTGTATGCCCCCCTATCCTTCGCAAGCACTACGAGAAGGTAAAGCCGATGGGCGTCAGCTTAGTCAAATTTGTCAGTGTTATTGGCCGCATGCAAGGCCGGTATGGAGTGGAATCATGAGCAAAAAACTTTACATCGAACTTGGCGATACATACGTCGTAACCGGGTCAGCACAAGACCTTGTTTTGAGCGAGAAGAAAACAGTAACCGATGAGAAAAGTAAAAACTTCGGCAATGAAACCCTCTCTCGCATCGGTTACTACAGCAAATTTGAGCACCTGGTGAAAGAGTTATGCCACCGGGAAATCCTGCAATCAGAAGCGCAGTCACTGGAAGAGTTGCGCGACTACATCTTTGCACTCGGCGATAAGCTGAGTAAGGCGGTCGAGTTATGAGCTTCTTCGAAATTGACTCGCGATTTTTGATCGATACCGCATTTCACCGTCTGGAAATCATCCGTGATGATGGTCTGTATCGGCACCTGCGCATGCAGCAGCAGGGTACGTCCTGCTACTACTACGACGTGATCACCTGGCCTGGCTACCTGACCGTCACCGGTGACATGGGAACCTGGACCTTCTCCCGTATCGCGGACATGTTCAAGTTTTTTGGCGCCTTTGAAGGAGGGATTAATACCAGTTATTGGTCTGAAAAGCTGGAAGCTGGCGCTGGCTGTTCGGCGCGCGAAATGCTGGCAAAAGAATATAACCACGAGGCGTTCTGCAAAAGCCTGAAAGAGTCTCTTAGTGATTACCTGGAGGATGAGGAGGGCTTAGAACCAGAAGAAGATGAAGACTGGGACGACGATGACGATACGCCAGATAGCGATAAAGCAAGGGTGCGCGAAATTGTCCGTGAATTATGCAGGGCTGGGTTCAACAACGATTTTGAAGCTTATAACGCTGTTTATGATGCTGATTGGCCTGAAAGGTTTAGCGCCTGGGACATCTGCGACGGCCTGACCTTTAAGACGTATACCAGCCATTTCCGCTGGATTCTGTTTGCTATCACCTGGGCCATCAGCAAATACCACAACGCGAAGATTGTTGATAAAGCGATGACTACGTTTCTGGCAGTGAAAGGAGTTTCAGCATGAGCGCAGAAATCATCGATCAGGCCAACGAGCTGGCAGAGCGTCGGCTGGAAATGACCATCCAGAACATGCGCATAAACCATGCGGCAGTTTCGGCTACTCACTGCCGAGGCTGCGGGGAAGAGATACCGGCACGGCGTCGGGAACTGGTGGCAGGCTGCCAGCGCTGTGCTGACTGTCAGGAGGAAGAGGAATTACGCGGTAAGCACCGGAGGCCGTGATGTTCAAACTGATACAGCGCGGACAGGTTTACGCCGACAGCCACGGATGGCCGGTGCTGATTCATAGCAGTGACGCCAGAACAGTGCGCTACTGGCGCCAGGGTCGGATCAACACGGCAAGCATGGACAGATTTCAGAATGACTTTGAACCGCTCTCCCGCGAAGAGGCGCACCAGATACGCGCCGAACTGGAGCAGAGTGAGCATATTAAAAAGCTGCGCGCCCAGTGCGCGTCATGAGTAAGGAGTGGGTTATGAATCAGACAACGCACACCACCTATATCATTGCAGACCCTGGTGAGTGGGTTTCCGAAGAGCAGATAATGGCACTGAAGGGATTGAAAGAAGGGACATTAAAAAATGCCAGGAAGAAGAGTTTTATGGAGGGGCGTGAATACAAACATGTTGCCGCTGACGGAGAGCCTTTTGATAACAGCCCCTGCTTCTACAACATAAAGGCTATCGACCGCTGGATAGCAAGCCAGAGACCGGCAAAGCCAAGCCGCAAGACTCCTGCGAAAGCAGGAAAAAACTGATTAAATACTCTGACCATCAACCAACGAGGAATCGTTATGAAATACCCAACTGGAGTAGAGAACCATGGCGGCACGCTGCGGGTCTGGTTTATCTACAAGGGTGTCAGAGTGCGTGAAAGCTTGGGGGTGCCTGACACCCCCAAAAACAGAAAAACCGCCGGCGAGCTGAGAACGACGATCTGCTACAGGATTAAAATCGGCAATTTTAACTACGCCGCCCAGTTCCCGGAGTCATCAAATCTCGCCAAATTCGGCGAGGCCACCCAGAACCTCACTTTGAAGGAGCTGGCTGAGCGCTTCCTTGCGCTGAAAGAAACAGAGGTTGCCAATACGTCCATCAATACCTATCGGACAATCATCAAAAACGTCCTGGCGGTCGCTGGAAGCAATATCCTGGCATCAGCGGTCAACAAAGAGAAGTTGCTGGAGATCCGTAAAGAACTCCTTACCGGACATCACCTGCCAAAGCCTCAGTATGAGACCAAGAACCCTGGACGCTCGGCGGTAACGGTCAACAACTACATGACTAACCTGTACGCCATTTTCCAGTTTGGCCTGGAAAACGGCTATATCGAAGAAAATCCATTCAAAGGTGTATCACCTCTTCGTGAGGAACGAGTAAAGCCGGACCCTCTATCGAGAGAAGAGTTTGTTCGACTTATCGATGCCTGCCGCCACCTACAGACGAAAAACATGATGTCCGTTGCCGTTTACACCGGCATCCGACCCGGAGAGCTCTGCGCCCTTTCCTGGGAGGATATCGACCTGAAAGCCGGCACACTGATGGTGAGGAGAAATTTTGCCAAAGGCGAATTTACCGTACCGAAAACTCAGGCGGGTACTAACCGGGTCATTCACCTAATCGAGCCGGCGATCCAGGCGTTAAGAAGTCAGGCTGAATTAACAAGGCTGGGGAAGGAACATTCAGTTAAGGTGAAACTGCGTGAGTATGGCCGTACTGACACGCAAAAATGCACCTTTGTTTTTCTGCCTAGCGTCACCGCCAGGACATTACGCCATGGCGATCACTTCACTGTCGACTCGATAAGACAGACATGGGATACCGCGATTAAAAGAGCAGGCATCCGACACCGGAAATCATATCAGACGCGACATACATATGCATGCTGGTCACTGACCGCCGGGGCAAACCCTTCCTTTATCGCATCGCAAATGGGACATGCTGATGCTCAGATGCTTTTTCAGGTTTACGGTAAATGGATGAGTGAAAATAACGATGTCCAGATCGCAATACTTAACTCGAAGTTGGGCTCATTTGCCCCACTGATGCCCCATGAAATTTTAAAGACTGGATAAAG